CCCCGGACGCCCTGACAAACGGGGAAGTACCTTTTTAAAATGTCAAACAGTAATTCTTTATCAGCCGCACCACACGCCACGCACGATCATTAGTAATACATTGTCATACCTTACACCACGATCGCCCCGTCTACCCCCCATAGCGCTCGAAATACAGGGCATACAGCACACCACACCACACCATATCACCACATCCCCGCCATACATACCATAAATCGCACCACATAAAGCCCTTAATACACACGCCCCGTATGTATGCACCGCCTAGCACACACTAAGCCCAGTACACGCCCATAACTAGACCAATAAAAAGCCGTATTACAGCGCCCAGCAATACACACTCCGCATATGTACAATACAGGCTGCTATCTGTGCTTTTTCCATGGTCAAATCATAGGGGCAATACGGGCTTATCTTTAATACGTGGCGTATGTAGGAAAGGGCTTGAAAAAGGTCAGAATAAAACGGCTAGGATGACATACGGGAAGTGTGTAAAAGTGGCAATACAGAGACGCCCTAAAACGGGCTAACAGGTAGGCAAAATTCAGGCAATAAAAAAGCCGCTCAAAGGCGGCTAAAATGTATCAAGTGTGCAATGCGTTTTCGTGTGAGACTATAAACTATTTCCCGCCATTCGCCAAACGATATAATGCGGTATGTTTGTATTGCTCTTTATATTTCTCCTCCTCCGAATAGGCGCTATACATGCCTTTCGCGGCTTGTGCGTCCTCCCCCTGATAAACGATATCATGCCCGATCCTTATGAAATACCAGCGCGGCTGGGTTATGGTCTCCAATAGCTCGACGCCATAAGAAACACGGATAGGCAAGCAATAGCGCATTAGGTCAAGCCAGCTATAAGGGCTTTCAATGCCTTGTTCATATGGCGCGCCCTCTAATATCCGCATGCATGGGCTACAAACTAAATCAAATCCCCATTCCCCGCCATCGATCATCAAGTCGACTTCACTATTAAAGTAATCGCGGCAACGGTCGCAGCGCTTGATTGACTTATGCATTATTCGCCCTTACCCGTTACAAAAAAGACCACGTAGAAAGACCGCCCGCCAGAACATGCGCCATAATGACTAGACAACAAAACAGAACGGCAAAGAAAAACAGCCATAAACCAACCAAGCGCAACCAATCGAACGCGCACCAAAGCCACGCCATAGCCCGCGATCTAAAGGTGTTTTCAGTGTAAGACCATGGCAACTCGTCAAGCGCTAGAACGATGATAGACGACATAAACCAAGTAAGACCGCTTAGCACCAGCGCCCGCGCTCCATAATCCCCGAATAACTCAATTAATTCTATGTTCATGATTAACCCCTTGCCCGCTTGCGTAGCAATTCAATAGCCCTGTTAGAAGTGCCGCCCTTGTGTTGTCGATTATAAGCGCCACGGATGCGAGTCTTTAGAATGTCTAACGTTTCAGCGGTAATGCCGCCCATGCCTGCGAAACTGGCATCTTCACGATTGCAGAACCACGTAAACCAAAAACCACCATTAGGGCGCGCGGCTACACGTGATCGCATTAGATAGCCGTGCGGTGTGTTGATATCTGGCAAGCGGGAGAATGCGCCCACTCGTGCCCCTGCTGACTCTGCCGCCAGCTCTAACGCCTTGATGTAATACGCTGGGATACTTTTCACGGCATAACCCCTTTTGATAACAGGTGATCGATAACACCGATCGCAATGGAAATTGTGGCAACTAATAGCGCCATAGCGTAAAGCATGTAAACTACTAGATTAATAACGGCTGGCGGGCATTTGGAAACCGCGCCCCACAAGGTAAGGGCACGAAATGCGATATAACCAATTGCCAGCAATGACGCTATACAAAACATAATGAATATAATCACGTTAGCGATCCATAAATTGAGTGTTTGCGATGCCGTGCGGGTTAATGACGATATTCCCGTATGTGTTGGCGGCAACGTTTAGCACCAGCCCCACGCTAGCCTCGAACAGGTCACAAAATAAATCTCCCTCACTGACTAGATACGGCTGGCGGAGTGTTTGCAAGTCGGTTAAAACGGTGAACGCGTTCAAGTTCTCCCCCGCGTCTAACTCTGATTGTGTTAGTTCCTCATCTTCTAGAACTTTCTCACCTTGACACACTAGAACCGTTTTACCGCCATCCGTAGCTAGGGGCGACGTGATTAAATAACAATCGTCTTTCCATGTGCCCAGATTAGCGCCACCAATCAGAGACGGAATGATTAAGGGCGCTTTGATATCACCTAACAGCGTATTGAGCGGCAATAAATCAACATGGAGAAAGTCGAACGTGTGGAAGCCTAATTGATGCGCGGCGATCAGCTTTTCCATGTGATGCGCCCAGAAGCGCACACGGTTAAACCAATCATTAGGCACCTCGCCAAGCGCCTCAACGTCGCCAAGCTCATGATCTTTAGTGTGCAAGTGATACGCGGCTTTACTAGCATGAATGCGGAAATCATCAAAACAGATATTTGTATGAAAAACCGCCCCCGCGTTAGTGTGGATCTTCATGTTAAACATGTTTTGAGTACAACCAGTTAATACGATCATTTTTTAATTCCTTTAGCACGATAATCATTTAGGTTTACGCCTTGAAAGCGCATAATTGCAGAGCATTTAGAACATATACGGGCTACTTGCGGGATGACTTGCGGATCAGTCATGCCTATCACAAACGGATCAATATATCCCGTTGCCTCGTTTGGGCGGCATACCGTGCGCCCGTACTTATCCGCCACGTGTACCGCCTTTGAGCGCGCAGCCACGACAAACTCAATTTTCAGCCTTTGCATTCTCTCTAACCCCTATTTCATAAGCGATAGAAAAAGCCATTTGTTCTAGGTTGAAACCGTCCACCGCAACGATCGCGGGTACGTGCCCCTCGATAATGCCCACGATTTTACAATTGCGCTCTTCCCAAAGAAGCCCCGCCCACGAATCCGCAAAATCCCCGTCCTCATCGTTTTCCGTTTCAGTGCGGAAAAACTCATCTTGTGTAAGCTGCACAAGTACATCTAGATCCGCTAGGTTGGCGGTAATGCGCAATGACTCGATAGCGTCCGATGATTCGTTATAAACCAATACAGTCAAAGGACGGATAACAGATTTTAATTTATCGATTTTCATTATTTTTTGCTCTCCAAAGGTTCGCCACGTGTGCATGACACCGCGTAAATATCACGTTTAATAGATTCTTTTGGTAACGCTGCCACGCAATCGGCATAGGTCATGCCCTCATCCAAGATATAATCATGGCAATCGTTGCTATTGCCTAGCGGGCAAAGCGTCATTACTAAAAACCAAAGTTCAACCATAAAACCCCCTAAGCGATATATTCAATAGTTTTGATATCCTCGGCTTGAATTTCAGCGGGATAGCGTAGATTTTCAATTAAGTTCAAGCGCATCAACCAACCCGCACTTTTTAACCCTGATACGGATGAAACTTGAACATCAGCTAATGAAGCGATTAGAATCATTCCGGCATTGGTGACGATCTTCACGTTGCCGTTTCGCGTCCATCCGGCACGCCTTGGCAACACGGCTACCGGTTCAACCTCTTTAACTTCGGTTGCTAATTCAATAACGCGGTTTAAATCATATTCAAAATCAGTCTCAAAAGACCACGCACGCCAGAATAATAAGCCGTTGCGCTTGACCTCAACATGCGTTGAACCGTGGCGATCTTGTTTGAATGCAACGATAAAGCCCGCTTTCAGGTTTACCGCTTCAAATTTTGCCTTAATAGTATCTAAAGTCATTTTGAACCCCTTATTTCTATTTGAAGCGGCACACCTCAAAACAGTTAGGCCGCGTGTTTTGTCTACGGGTTAATAGTAGCCTACACACGCGGCATATGTCAACACTTTTTATTAAACATTTTTAGCTATTTACGGTTATTTCTTAAAACCGCGTCGCCCTCATCCTGGTTAGGCCACGCCAGATAACAGCAAACAGCGCCCCCCATGCAGTATAGAAAGGCTTTGTAAGCGGTTAACGGGCTAGCACACACTAGGCAAACGCCCGTAAACACCACAACCGCACCAATGAATATAAATTTAGCCGCGCCCCGTTTAGCGTCTCCGCTTATTTGTTGTCTTTCCACTTGCCGCCCTCCTTGATTGATTCGGTGCGTGCGTGGTAACTCCCGTTAGCGCGTGACGTTACGATCGTGTAGCCGTGGCGCGTGGCGTAGTTCTTAGCGCCTCGCAGTGTTTTGGATACATCCACATGACCGCCATCACTATCTAGAACACCAAACAAACGCGGCATTGATTTAAACATGATAGCCCCCTTAAATTTTCCAAACGATATCAGCGAACCCGCTTACAATCTCATCACGTGTAAGCGTCGTATTGTGTGCGAATAGATCTGGCAATTCCTGAAATAACTTTTCAGACTGATCATAAAGGCTTTTACTCTCCGCCTCGTTTTCGTCTAACTGGTATTTCTCGCAGTAGTAACGAAAATCATTTTGACATTCTTCAAACTCGGAATATTCAAGAAATAAGCATTCTAAAATATCATCGCGTGACGGTTCGCCATTTTTAGCGGGCATTGAGTAAACCCCGTTTAATGTTTTTCCGTGACGCTCTAAAACATATTGATAATTAGCCGTGCCAAAGATATCAACGTCCGAACATTCATAGCTTTTTAATTCTACGCCCAATAAGGTCAATAAGCGGCTGAATTCCTCCGCCCAATTATCTGCATAGTGTGAAGCCTCGATAAAGTTTTCAGCAAATGCCCATTGCAATTGTGTTATTTGGTCACGCGCTAACGGTAAATCTAGAAATTCCATCCATGACTCAATATATGAATCTTGACACTCTCCGAACATTTCATAAACGTGTGGCTTTACATCCGCTTCCCATTGTTTAAACAGGCTAGCAATAGTCACTAAGTTTTCCATAATAAAACCCTCGTATTTAATTAATAGAATAACACTTAATAAAGGCGGCTAATTAAAACCGCCAGAATTAAATATTATTTATTCAATTGCTCTTTAATAGTAGCGAGACTCCCACGCATATTAATTAAATGTTCGAATGCTTCTTTGGCTTTATCATAATCCCCGTCTATTTCCAAAACATTCCGACCATTAACCAAAATAAAATAAGTAGTTCCCAAACGTTTTAAAACAATAGCTCCATCACGTTTAATAGTTTTCATAATAAATCGTCCTTTTCTTGTGCTTCAATAAATGCCGTAATAGTTGCCATACCGTTAACCATTTCTTTTGCGCATTCCACGGCACGCTCGATTATTTCGCCTTTCATTTCTACTAATTCGCAACTGGCTATTTCTTCCAGTGAATTAGAATCATGATAAGAGTAATTAAAGTTATGCCCGATAAACTCATTGTTGATTAATTGGATCTTACCGTCTTTAGTAAATGCACTGACGCGGAAACAATAATCACTGGCGTTAATGTCGCGTCTTAGCATGCGTTGCAATGATGCGTAGGCGTCCGCGCTAGGATTGCTAGATCCTTGCTCTCGACAAATATTAATTTCCTCCGCTATACTGGTGAATAATGGCACCGCGTAACGGTATGAATTGCGATCCGCGTCTAAGTTCTGCACGGTGTGCCCGCCCTCGTGTTCGTCAGTCATGCGCCAGTTATCGGCAAAGGTGCTATCCTCGTTTAAACAAATGACGTTTACATGAAAATCAATATTGTTATAATCGAAAGTTAATTTAGTGATAATATCCATTTGATGCCCCTTATTAATTTAATTGGTAATAACGTTTAATAAAGGCGGCTAATTAAAACCGCCAGAATTAAATATTATCCTACTAAAGAGAAAACACGATCCCCGTCGAATGTCTCGATATATTGCCCCAGCCTATAAACAGTAGGAACTTTATGATTATATAAATGCTCGTTAATCATCCCTAACATTTCGAGCGCTGCATATAATGCGCATCCGCTTGTCGTTTCCCATTTAAAACCATCCCAGCGCCCATAATTTATAGTTTTACCGCGAGGGAATAGCCAAGAATAAACGCGCATTCTAGCGGGTAAAGTATTAGTGCAAGGCAAAAACTTAACCGTGATTGACATATGCAAAGGCTTTTCAACCTCGACCACGTCAATTAACCATACATAACCGTTATAATTGCTAGACTCTGGCGCGGAATGCTTTATTTCAAATGGTAACAGGTCGCCACGTTTAGCATTTAATTCTTCAATATGTTTTTGCGCTACTGCTCTGTTATTATCTTCATTAGATAAAGCCGCATCGAAATTAATTTTAGTGGTGCCGTGTTTGCTTTTTGCATACATGCGGTTAGATTTAAAATATGTTGAAATTGATTGCATGATATTACCCCTTAACCAGTGCTTTAATTGCCATATTAATTAAACGATCGTCGGTCTCTTTCGCTCTTAAACGTAAAGTTATTATATCCATCATATCGCCAACCTCGGCAAGCCCCGCGATCGCATTCCAGCCGAAAGCAGAATCACCGCGAAAACTAACGTCTATTGTGCAAGTGCCTTGTAAGTTGCGTTTAATCTGAATGGCTTCAATCGTTCCACCGTGTTTTTGTTGCCAACCGTCAATCAAAGGTTGCGCGGGTTTAACGGCTAATACTAGGCGCTCACTGACACTTACCCAAAAACTAAATTTAAAATCGTCTTTGTGAACAGCGTCTACAATCACGGCATCCGCGATATAATCGCTAGCCTCGTTCAACACCGCTTTACATTCATTGTTAAAGAAAGAATGAGAAAACAGGATAGGCGCTGACGCTTGTTTAACCCCGTCGCACTCTTTAGGGCGTTTGCACTCACACAACCAACCAGAAACCCCGCCCACTTTACGAGCTGTTGGGCATAAAGCCGCGTTTTCTTTTGCGTATAGCGGATATTCGCCAACAAACATTTGATAATCTTTACGCATTTTTAGAACCCTCATTTAGTTAAACATTTTTAGTTAGTTAGGCGTGTTTTGCCTCGATGTGATGAATATTAGCTACACACGCGGCATATGTCAATATCTTTTTATCAAATAATTTAAATAATTTCGTTCAACGTTTTTCTATATGCGGAAAAATCCCTTTCTATATAGCGTGAAAACCTCCTTAGGTGCGCCAACCTTTTTGCCAGCGTGCCAAGTAAATCTATCTATATGATTTTCTATACAAAAACCCAACTTGCTTACTTGAAAAACCTAGCAGGCTGAGCATTTTCTATAGCAAATTTCGTTGCTTACTTGAGAAACCTAGCCGGTTGAAAATTTTTGAACAAGGTACCGACTTCTCCCTGGCCAACCTACCGTCTTACTTGAAAAACCTAGCCGGTTGAAATTTTTCTATACGAATTTCTTACTTGAAGATCCTTGCCGGTTGCTGATTTTCCCAGGGCTGTCGGGAATAAATTGCAGCCGTCCAACATTATTACTTGAAAAACTTTGCAGGTTAATCGATTGACACACGTCAGATATGTATGTATTGTTCTCCCCAACAAATTGAAGTTAAAGGAGCCAACACCATGAGCACGCAAGTCAGCCACCAGCAAATTAAGTCCGCCATGATGACCATGGAAAATGATGTGGAATTGCCATCCCGAGTTAGAGTGCATAGCGCTACCGGAAATCTAATCGCACTAGCAGAGGGCGAGTCGTACACCTTATCCATGGAACTGCCGGCAGACAAAACGCTGGGCGAGCTGCAAGAAGAAGCAAACGCACTGAAATCAAAGATGCGTAATAGCATGAATGCATCGATTCGAAATGCAAAACAGCACTGCGGCAGTACGTTTAGCATGGAATCGGCACTGGTGACATACCCGTCAGGCCGTGCGTTCATCCAAATCGTGGTGACTAGAATGCCCGATGAAGATGATATGGATCCTACGGATTCCATGGATGCCGACGACGACGAAGTTTAAACCCCTAGGACGTCATGCCCTCGGATCGGCGTGACACCCTTTTCACTGACACCCTATTAGGACGCCATACCATGAAAAAAGAGAACCACCCTAAGCTGACTTTCCCACTCTCTCCTATCAACAAAACTGAGAGGGTTTGCCATGTTTATTTCAAGCCGAACACCCAGCAAGCTGAGATATACACGGAATGCGGCAAACAAACTCAAATCGTTACCCCGATTACCCGCAAAGATGCCATCGCCATCGTGAATGCCTTGCGTGAATTGTTTGACCTTTCCTCGCATGAGCAACAAGCCATCGATCTACTCGATGACAAAATGCAGCGCCTAGACGTCGTGGCTGAAAACATGATGAACGTTGCGATCGTCAACGCCATGTATGAGAATGGCATCCGTCGTGCCGTGCTTACACCGTCACGCATCGTATCTGGCATGGTGCCTCGATACACAATCGAAAGCGACCGTGACCAACTAACCTACGTTTTAGAAGAGGATCCATTAAATGAGCGCACCGAGTCCTAGCCTTACCGCTTTAGCTGTCAATTCCATTGTTGAGCCGGTTGAAATGTCTAACATGGTACCCGTTTTCAAGTCCATCGAGAAAGCGTACAACGTTGACATACGCCTGACACATACCGGAGTGCAAGTTCGCAGTCGCTACGGAATGGGCGCGATACATTTCGAACGCGGCCAATGGGATCACACTAAATCGGGAGTGGCTAAAGGTAGCGACCAGTGCTTCGCAATGCGCAAGTACGGATTTGAGTTATTGATGTGGGCACGCGAGAACATGCCTACGGATGCAGTAAAAACATTCGTTAAAGGAATGGGGTATGAGCACTGAGACTGTTTACCGAGAACTACGCAAGGTCTATCAGGATAACGCGGTTGGCAAAGGACGCCTATTACTGGATTTCATTAAAACGATAGAGAAAGACGTCGTTATGTATAACCAGTTACAGCTTGAAGCCGCAGAACGTGACCAGGAGATCAGTGTTTACGACAAAGTATCTGACCAACTGGCAGAATCTACCGCAGACCTACGCAAGGCGCAGGAATGCATGGAAACGGCGATATTCTTTATCGTCAAAGCACTTCACCATGGCAACGCTATGGATCTACTAAACTTAGAGGCCGAATAATATGAAAATTTCAGGATTTGATAAAGCTATCGTCTACCAAATGGGCGGGATGTTTGACGCCGTAAACGAAGAAAAAGGCACCATGACGCCATTGCACCAATTGCTAATGAGCCTGCCGCAACTGAGCGAAGAAGCGGTACACTCACTGGCCACCGGTCAACTGAGCGAAGTGTTAGCCGAGCATGCCATCGAAGATCCGGCAGAGTCGTCGTACCGCTCGTTCGGCTTCGCGCCGTACGGTGAAGAAGTTAACGGCGTATTCGCGTTGGCCATCCCTGGAACGAAAGCCATCGTACTACGTGTTGAGAAACGCGAACGTGTTCTCCCAGGCGTGAGCGTACGCAATGAAGTCGGCAAGCGCATGGCTGAGTTGCAGAAGAAAGAGATCGACGGTTGGACGCCTACCCGTAAAGACTGGGCTGAAATGCGCGAAGAAGTTGAAGCGCGTATGCTTAAAAACGCACCTATCCGCCCTACCATTGTGAATATCGTTATCGATACACCGTATATCTATACATTCTCTTCAAGTGCGAAAGTGGTAGAAGATTGCAGCGCGTTGTTGCGTAAAGCAATGGGATCTTGGCCTGTCGGTCATGCGCTGGTGGATGAATTCAACCTGCGCCGTTTCATGGGCGATATCATCCTAGGCGAAGTACCTGACACCGAAGTCTGCAACTACGTCCACTTAAAACACGATGACGGTGACGACCTGAAACTGAAAGACACCGAAATCGAAGGCGATGACTTCGTGTTAGACCGTATCACCTCGCATTACACGGTGCGCGCGCTTGACATAGCGGTTGACACCGGATATCAGGGCATCGGTGCGATTAACCTGCGTTTGGCCGACAAAGCAATCCTGAGCGGCATTCACATCGGTGAGGCTGACTATGATGCGCAACACGAAGCCACATTGGAGCGCTACGGCACTGACGGTACCGCATTCCTGACCATGATGGCCAACCTGTTCCAACTGGTGATCTCACTCCGCGAACTAATGACGTTCTTCGAGAAGAATGGCCAAGTCGTTGAGTTCGAACGCCATGCACATCGCGCATTCTTGGCGAGCGCCTTATTCGATTTCCGTGAAAGCCTCGCGGCCAAAGGCATCACTGTCGAAGTCGTTGAAGACGATTCCGATGAAGAAGATGACGACGACGAGGTGTAATGATGGCCACTAAGCACGATACCCAAAAGAATCTTGGCGATGCGGTTGAAGAGTACAAGAAGTTCTTGGCCACAATGAACCTCGGTGACTCATTCTTCGTTGAGAACGCGAGACCAATCGGCCTAGAATTCCTGCGCCGCCTGGCCAAGCGACAAGGCCGCACCTTGGCTATTCGATTTGTGCTGCAAGACCAGATCTACGGCAAGTCAGGCACACGCGTTTATCGAGTGAAATAGTATGGAAATTAACTACACAAATCGCGTGACACAATACTGGCAGTCTAAACGCAAACCAGAAGTCATCATCGAAGTGTTTGAGCCAGAAGACAAAGAGTGGGATAAAACGTGGCATCTTGAGTATCGCCGAGTACGGATGCTACACCACCCCGAGTCGTGCTGTGTGTTCGTGGAAGATTACCACGACTTATGCAGCGCACTGGACGATCCGTGTACGGTTGAGCTCAACATACCGGATTACAAGTATTGGAAGTTGATCTACGAAAACCCCGATATCTAATTGACAACACCTTGGATATGCGGTTTACTTATCACCTCGGCATAGTAGTTCCTGTGAAGCGTCCTTGCTCTCGCATTTTCGTTGTCAGTGATAAAGTGTAGATCCGTACCAGAATCGCCCGCAGAATATCGCGGGCTTTTTTGTGCCTGCTAGATATGCGTAAATGCTATTGACACACGCGACGTATGTTGATACATTTGCAGCACACTTAGTCACGAGAGAACTGCAATGAAAATCAAGTTTATGAAGTTCGTACCTTTCGACCAACTACTCATCGGAAAGGAAACGCTATACATCTTCCCACTCCCGCACGGCATTCGTTGCCTGGTAAAGACCAACGGTACCGAAATCGAAGTACATGCAGAAGACGGCGAAGACCTGACAGGCTTCGCACCGGCTGTCGAAGAGGCATTAAAAGCCGTTTATCTGCGCATGTATAGCGAGCCAAACCCGAAATACACGGTGAACGGTAAGCAAGTGCATTTCCCGCACTACATCTTCGATATCATCCTGTATGACCGTGTCACCGATATTCTTGACGACGGTACCGCAGAGAATACCGTGGCGTATCGGGAAGATGATTGGGAGTTCCTGGGCGCACCGGTACCCGCCAGCATGACGCGAGCCGTTGTTATCGGTGGTTTGCTGGAAGAAGAGTACAAGGCCGGTCGAGCCAAACATGATTTATGGTGGCATCGTGCTTGGCACAAACGCGCCATGATCTCGTGCGGCTTCGGAGCACAGCACGTATACCCAAAACCGATTGTTGGATGGACTGAGATAGCGTCACGCTCTAACAGCCACGAACGCTCTGGCATCGCAACCGACTCAATCGATGAGAGCTGGGATTACATCTACAACATGTTTAGCCGCCGGCACAAAGGCGTATTGATCGCTGACGTATGGGCGGGTTGGAACGTAAACGGTGGCGCATTCCGCATCATGACAGAAGAGGACGTGGAAATATGAGTTTACAACATAAGAAAATATCGCGCATAGGCGATGAATATAGTTGCGCGTTTTGCGGAAAAATGTGGTCTATCGACGACACCGATCCACCAGCATGCGAGGCAGTCGTGGCCATTGTTGGCAAAGGTGTTCGCACATGGCATTCGATGCCTAGACCAAATATGCAGAACTTACCGAGAGTGGCCGACGGCAACGAAATGACACGCGAGCAAATGGGAGAGGCCTTTCATGCCGACATATCTGAATTGGAGCTGAAAGCTGCCGCATTGTATGCGAGCAATCCCGAGTGTCAGGACGAATACTATGACCGCATTGCTGAAATGCACAAGAGAGCGTTTGCCACTGCCAATTCTAACCCCGGATGCAGTCAACGAGTGGCCACGATGCCGCCAGCCTTTGCCGCACCATACGGCCAAGATACCACTAAAACCTATTGCCAAGATGCGATGTATGTCATCGGTCTAGAAACTCCGCAGGGTTGGAAAGGCTGCGCTATCTATGCGAAATCCGGTGACAGGGCGATGCGGTATTTCGTTGGCGCATTCGGCCACCGCCTCACCCAATTGCAATGCAATGCCCTCGTATTGGATAAAGTTCTCGGAGGGGAATACAACGGTTCACTGACCATCCCTCACGCTGAATTGCGAACGAAAGTTCTATCAGTCAAATCAAAGTACAACACGGCAACCGGTGTTAAATACGAACTATTAAGCCCTATCAACTTCGCTAAGGCGGTAAACCCAAATGAGTAAAGTAGAATACGACAAGTTCGAAATAACGGACGCAACGCACATTCAGAATTTCTTCATGGGGGCAATCCAGGCAGGCAAGATCCCCACGGCAGAGACCATCATGGAAACGGGAATCGATGAGCTGTCGCGCTTGGTACCGGCCAGAAAAGGTCAGTCGTTTGAGAAGATTGAAAGCGTATCCCTTATCCACGACATAGGAGCGCCGTCGTCCGCCCTGCCGGTGATTATCGACGTCGCATATAGCTATGTGAAACCGAAAGATATCCCGCTAGCATTTCCCGTTTCCCGTCAAATCGCTGACCGATGGGATACAGCTCGTGTAGGCACGCTGTTAGAGCAAATACTCGATCAACTTAAAATCGGCAATACCTCAAGCCTGCGCACCGATGTTTTAGAGCCTATTTCAAAGCTGGCCATTAACGGCATAACGGCCGACTCGAAAGAATTAGCCGACCTACGAATGGAAGTCTCAAGCCTTAAATCGGCCAATGCGATCTACGAAGTAGAAAACGGCAGGCTCATGGCCGCTATATCCGAAGAGCGGAACAAACTCGAACTGGAACTACGCAAAGAGCGGGCAAAAGCTAAGTCGCACCGAGAGAGTACATGGATCCCTCAATCAAACTGCGCAGAAGACGCTTATAAAAAAGTGGAAGAGCACGACCGATATATGGCGCGTTCTATCCTGATTTCGGCTCGTGCTTTATACGTGGCAGCGTGCCATAGCTTATTGGAGGTGCCGGATTACATGTTGCGCTTTAGCCACTTCAAACAAAGGCCGGTCTACGTGGTTAATTACATCCATGCCATGGCGGATGCTTTGGCGCACGGATTAGACCAGAAAAAAGTTACACTGCAAATGGTCAAGGAAGCCAAAAACATCGCGTTGCAATGCGACAAACACGCCACAATGGCGGTGGATGAAGAGTTGGGCCTAGACCACACGATTAACTGGAATGACATTCATCCCGATATGTACGAGCCGTACTACATCAAACTACGCGCAATCTACACAACCCCATCCCCGGAGAACAAGGATCAATGAGTCAGTATGTTGAAGAGCTAAACCGCTTAAAGGAAAGAGAGACGCACTTGGCCAAGGAAATCAAAGACCAATGGCGTACTCCCGAGTGGTTGTTTCAAGCGATAAACTCGCTGTACGGGCCGATCGTGCTCGACCTGTTTACGGATGGCCAGAACTCGAAATGTCCACGGTTCTACACTGCCGAGGATAATGCGTTGGCTCAGCCCTGGGCGAAGCGTTTGGCGGAAATCCAGTTGGATCTTCTTGGCCAGCCCGGCTTTGACGATTTATATTCTATTCAGGGCAAGGCATTTGCCAATCCTCCATACAGTATAGCGCGAGTCGGAGAGCAACCGTTAACAGGCATGAGTCACATCATGGATAAGGCTGCTGAGGAAAGAGCGAACGGCGCTAGCACGGTATTCCTGACTAAAACCGCTACGGCCGATGGCTGGTGGCCAAACGAAACGGCGACATTAATTATACACATCAAAGGGAGAATAGGTTTTGAAACGCCGACATGGTTTAACGCGGATGAGAAAAGTTCAAAAGTCACGAGCGCAGGCTTTGGCGCGTCAATTATTTTATTTGATGCAGACTACGACGGCCAATACCCTGACGAGTACATCACCCGAGAAGAATTAATGGCAATCGGAATGCCGCTCGCATCCGTTACCCAAGCCGAACGCGACGAATGGATAAAATTGTGGGATGAAATATAGTAAAAGCTATTGACACTCACCGCGTATGTAAGTAATATGACTCCCGAAAGCTAATCACTGACGGGAGTTTTTATTTATGCCTAGACCATTCGAGGCGTTCGAAGTCATCAACAAAACGGATTTCGCCATACTGCGTGCGAGGCCACAAGATCGCATCGATGACGGGCTAAGCGAATTCATAGTGCAAATGCGCGGCTGGCCGTACACGAGAATATTCGGAACGGTTTATATGCCAGGCTCGTTTAAGCGCACGAACTATGATTCCACCAGCCCGTTTTTCAAAGAGATCCAAACCGTGCTGAAAGACCTGGGGTTGGAGCAAACTGGTCGGCAATACAATGAGCCAATCGAAGTTCGGCACTATAAAACAGACATGATGATTACCATCATTGTGCCGAATACGTATTCATACACTATACCGAAGAGAGAAGACGACATGAGCAAAGAACTGCTGAAAACTGAGAACGACCGTTACCAGAAAAACTTCGTAAAACTGGCGCACGTGGGCAACAACGCAACGCTGTTCGATATGTCTGTCAAAAACATCGCCAATGGTAAAGTGAAAAAACTATACCGCGTCAACCTAGATAAGAGCACCTTAACGGATGCAATCGAAAAGCTGGCCATACAGGATGACGACCACCCGAGTTTATACTACGTGTATAAAGGGAATATGGCCTATGACCGTTTGCAAGAAGTGCTCGGGAAACTGGGAATAACCCGAAAACTCGCTAGACGTGACCGCTTCCCTGTAGTCAAACGCAACGGCGGGTATATCATGGAATTGTCACAAACGGCATTCGTGTACAAAGAGACTGAGTATTCGGTCACACAACGCGACAAACGTGAAAAGGGCATTGCAAGTGGCAACACCGAACGCAAGAAAGCGCCTATTCATGAGAACACGCACAACCTGCTAAAAAGCACTGCGGTAGAAATGGGGAACCGGCTACGCAGTTTCGAGAAGAGCTGCCCGCAAGACGCCCTCTCATGGGAGAGAACGGATTGGGAGTCTGTTTGTATCGAGCGCATCCAAGAAGCACTGCGACGTGGGCGTGTATTCGATGCCATGAATTACCTAATGTTTGCGCAGCACCACGGATGGGATACCTCGAAAGTTCTCGTCGCGCCGGAGTGCAGAACGGTGAGCACCGAAGACATTGACTCGCGTACGATCCCGTATACATTTGCAACATACAAAGACTACTGCGATTATAATGGTCTGTATAGCGTGCTTATCGATGCATTAGACCAAGCGGCTTACGGGAAAGGCATGGAACGACATGCAAACAACCTGCCATTCGAAGAGCAAAAAATGCAGACTATCTGCGATGCACAAGGCTCATCAAAAGGAATGGCGTATCAAGCCATTAAGAAGATCCTAGAATCCGAGGGAATGGGGTATCAAGCGAAGAAACGCGAAATCCTTGGTGCAATTGTATACGCCGCAGGGATTATCATCTGGGAAGAAAAACAACCTATCGAGGAATAATCATGAAAAAGATCGCTGCAACAACACTGTTTTACATCATACTTTTGTGCTGTATCGTTGCGATATTGAAGACAGGCGCGGCGATCAGTTGCAATGATATTCGGAAAGAAACAAACATGCCCACCAAATACAGCATGACTAGCGGATGTTATATCCAAGATCCTGCCGGGCATTGGTGGCCAATCTAAACCAATAAGGGAATTGCTATGCCGACTGCAATAATGAAAATACAAGCCAACGATATCCAACCGAATGACTGCTTTGAAGTCGCAGGGGTTGGGGTGCGAGTTCGATATATTCGTTGGGATAGAAGCGACGTAGACCACATCAAATCGCATGTCAGCCTAGACCTGCACCGCGAAGACGATCCGTTGCACCCGCTATGTGACAATACGTTCATGCAATTGCGCATGTATACCGAGGAAGAAATCGAGGTGCGCCGAAATGTATAGCAATGCAAAGGCCGGCGACCTCGCCTTACGTCGCGTGGAAGTGCGGTTGTACTCCGACGGTTGGTCAGCCATAAACATTTTCGTGGCCATTCCCTACACCATCGAACGTGTCACCGCTACACGAGTTGTAATCGATGGCCGACAGTACAAGAAAGACACCGGAATGGAGCACGGCGGGAAAGGTTTACTGGTACCGGCCGACAACAAAGAGGATCGCTACGGGAACACGTACGACGTGATGACCTGGGAGCAGGTGGAAGCGTTAAAGGAAGACTTTTCGCGATTCGATAAAGCATTCCGCCACGTACATACTAATCGCCGTATCACGCAATACTGCGTTTACCGCGCATTTAAAAATAAGTCATTGCGCCAAAGTGTTCTGCTGCGAGAAGAGCAATTCCGAACTGCGGTGAAAGAAGCACTAGAAGCATACAACGTTGAAATTGAAATAGGACGCTAGACATGAAACACGTATCGATTGATGTAGAAGTACTGGGCAACGGAATTACCGGATTATTACTGGCCATTGGGGCTATCGAGTTCAACCCTGCAACCGGCTGGCTCGGCAAATCGTTTCACATGAACGTGGATATGCAGTCATCCATTGAGAACGGTGGAGCGATTAACGGCAGCACGGTTGAGTGGTGGTTCAAACAAAGCGACGCTGCCCGTAAAGCATTATTCACCCCCGATCCTGAGCCGATTAACCACGTGCTGCGAGAGTTCCGTGTTTGGCTAGAAGACGTTGAACTGGGCGAGGAGCCTAACAGCACAATCGTCTGGGGCAACGGCATTCGATCCGATAACGTGTGGATAGCGGCGGCGTATGAGCGCGCATTCATGGAGTGCCCGTTTAAGTTCTGGCAAGATGGAGACATTCGCTCACTTGTTTTACTGGATCGTGCGATGGGATATGACGCTAAACGAGACACCCCGTTTGAGGGCGTGGCACACAACCCGCTACACGATGCCATCCACCAAGCCAAGTACCTATCGACTATCTGGCAACGGATAATTAAATAAAAACTATTGACACACGTCAAGTATGTAAGTATATTAACCCTGTATCCCGATACGGGGTTTTTTTATTTAAAGGAGAGCCACTATGCAAGGGCCAAACACACGACGCGTTTTACAACAACTAAACGAGGATGGCTTCAAAGTCCGCCTCACATTCATTCAAGATGAAATGTCGATCCACATCGACCATAAATCCGGTACGTTGACTGACCGCCAACATAAGATGGTCACGCAACGCATCATGGATGCCACGCTAAAAGACTTCATGCACCACCACAAACGTTTAAGAAAGACAGGGAGACGCGCAATATGAGAGGTCAAGCGTTAGTCGAGAGAGCGCGCCGGTTGCAAATGTCCGATGCCCACTCTGAAAAGTTCCACTTGTATCAATCGGTCTGCGTGATCGTCGATAAATTCATGCGTGGTGCGAAAGAGGCGACATTGCCCGCTATCAGCCTCAAACAGTTTAACTTGCTGAAAACGTTCTACGGCATCACCATCGATCCAGGGCCGAGAGCAGACGTGACTCCGCTTCGCCATAAAGGCAACCGGCTGTACGCGCCACGACCAAAGGAGTATCGCCCAGGAACACCGATTATCATGCAAAAGCGCTATCGAAAAATGAACGATAAGACCACGGCACCATTGAGAACAATAGACGAGGCTACCTTTGAAGAAACGGCGAATAACGGCGGCAAGTTTTCCGGCCAGTTAGATAAGATAACCATGGGTGGCGAGAGGCACCGCGCTTTAATAGATCGCGGATGGATACTGGTAGCCGTATTCCGCATAAACCCGTACATAGGGGAGTAACCATGCGTAACTTTGTAGAACACCTCAAAAAGAAGTACGCGGCCAAAACACCCAGTAATTGGCCAATGGCAGGTGACACGGTTCATTTCAAAGACAAATTGAATGGCCGACACTATTGCGGCGAAGTCCTCGAATGGGTACGACTAGGAAATCGAGTCGAGGGCGATATCTATTGGCGCGTAAAACTGGTCGATGGCAGTGTGATCAACTGTGAGTATGACGAGGTGTTGCAGGTTGATCGTACTGAGGAAAACAAGTTAAAACTATTGAGGGAAGAGGGATGAGTCGATTTGAACGACCGAAAACCCACATTCAGTATAGCGGCGGTATCTACCTGCTGACCAAGGGTTTAGACTTCACAACCGAATATCCGCGTGCGGATTCGCTAACTGCTTGGCTCGATGAAGACAACATGGCGGATCTGCTGCGCACGTACTACTGGTGGAAAAATATAGACCGAGGCGACGCACGTTTTACCGACAACATGATTTTAAAGCGCTGCCAAGCATACCAGTTTCACAAGGCAGGAAAGCGATTCCCGATTGAACACCAATCGCGCTTTGGCCAGCGTGACATATTCACGGCGCATCCGAATAGCCGTTTCTCGGTACCGCACCTGCAACGTACGAAAGCCAAAGCGATTAACCGTGCGAAATGTAAGACGGCCAAACAGCAAGCCGAGAATTACCTAGACTTGATTGCATCAGGTTACTGCCGAGTGTCAAATAAGAGTCAGCGAGTGGCGCGCATTGATCGACTTGATTGGAGAGACCGTTTAGCGCATCATCGTACGCCATGGGATCCTGACGCCAGCAATGCAGCCGGTTATGATTCCCATTCAGGCGACACATATCGTCGCAGTCTGACCAAAGACATACTCGTCATAATCGACGAAGAGATCTTCAAGAAGTTCCCCGCATCCTGCGGTGGGCCGAATGTTTATCTATCACACGTTAATACCGAAAAGGAACCTAAATGAAAAACACGTACTTAATCTACATCGCAGGCCCGTATACCCCAGTGACGCACGACGTAAATGGCCATAGCCAACCACATTACCCAGTGGCGTATAACGTACGTTTGGCAGCGGAAACCGCGCATTCCGTGGTGTCGGCACTATCGCATGCCGGTATTTTCCCTATTACTCCGCACATGAATACGGCATTCTTTGAAGAAACGCACCCAGATATTGCGGCAGAGTACTGGCTAGACGGCACGCGTGAACTTATGTTGAAGTGCGATGCGGTTTTACTGGTGAATCACCCAGCCCTAGAAACGAGTGTGGGATCTAGATGTGAGGTTATCGCTGCGATTAATGCGGGAATACCGGTTTATACATCGATTGAAGAGGTGGCCGCTAACTTCACGTGCCACCCAGGGAAAGAGTTTGCCTTTGAGCCGAATACATTCGATGAAGACTGCAACACTACCACCCGCAGAGCCGATTACCTAATTCGTCGTGCAAAAGAATCTGCCGTTTAGTATCCATTGTTAGGCTGTCGTCCGGGCTTATGTATATCGCTCGGGCGACTGCGCAGAATGACGGTGCCACATCAATCTTTCTTACGCATCCACTTAGACTCAAGCCTAGCATTAACATCAGCATCAGACATTTTATCGACTTCATCCTGTACCTCTTTAATCTGTTTCGACTTCTCGGCCATTTGTGTCAGATCTTCCGTTAATCTTTCCGCTTTAGCCTCTTTTGTACCGCTTCTCTTACCAGCGCGCCACACGCCAAAGAGAGCACCAAGAAAAACGAGCGCCATCAGGACGCCCGCTTTCAACTTCGACCACAATGCAGTCATGCACTGGCACCGGCTTTGTGTTTACGGTAGGCAACGTATCCCATGTAGAGACCGATGGCCACTGTACCCACGCCAAACGCGATACGCACCCAGTCGCCCGATGAGATATCACCATGGGCGGAATCCATCGCTGCACGAACCGGCTGGATCATATCGACAAGCTGTGCTGCACCCAGACCAGTGACGCCCGTTGCTGCAACGGTGGCCGAGTTAGTTGGCTTGACGGGTTTAACGAAACCTGCACGACGCAAACCCTCTTCGATTTCTTCGTTAGTGTACCACTCGTTAACCGTATTCGTCGGCGTGCGGCCGTACGTTTTCGGGTTGCCCAACTCATGGCGAATGATACCCTCGACAAAGCCTTTCATGGTTTCATAGTCATGCAGGTCTAACGACGTGTCGTGTTGATCCATCTTGAGAATTTTAGCGATGCCTTTCGCATAAACGTCTGTAGCGTTTTCGACGGGAGGAGCCCAACGTTCGATGACTTCGCGGATCGTATCAATCTTACTGCCGTCTTTCGCTTTGCGTTTGTCGAAATAGGTGGTTAGAACTACGGCGATAGCACGAATGCCGTACGCTGCGTCAGTGAACTGGGCGAACCGTTTGTCGGTTGCCTGGGCGCGAGGAATTAAGCCTTGCCATGGGGAGCCCCATTCAATATTGCCAGGGTTCTTATTGCGGAAACCGCGTGGGAGTTCTTTGGCCATGATTCATTTACTCATCATTTTTGTGGTAAGAGTGTCAATGCTTTGCTTCAAGCCTGACATGTCGGATCTAATATCCGCTCGGAGGGCAGACGTTTGAGTCATCGTCTCGGCGCGTAACGTGGTGAACTGCGCATCGATATTATCTTGGCGCTTTTCCACGATGGCCAGACGAGTATCCGCCTGCATACTTCGGCTAGTAACTTCCGCGAATTGGTTGTTAATGTAGAGCACCCCGCAGACCAACATAGAGACCATGGATAAGATCGATGGGATGTTGATTGACAGGTCTAATGCAATGCCGCCTTTTTGGTCACGTTCCGATTCGCTCATTGAGTTATTCCTCGTAAAAGTTTAGCGGGCTTTTACACCCGCTAAGAATAATAACCGAACTCATGCTAGTACACAAAGCGACATGATATTTGCACACGGTGTTTCCGTGGGGGGAGCGGCATAACGTACATACTGCGATCCCTAGTCATGACTTGTTCAAGCATTTGTCTGGTTCTGAGTACGGATTGTGGAGTGTCTTTGTCTGGGTAATTAGTAACATCGGCAACATGCTCTAAAACTTGAGACACTTTTAACTTAGATTGCGGAATATCTTTATCGGGATAAACTGCCACATCTGTGTAATGCAGTACCACTTGTCTAACTTCTAGCGGTTTATGCAGAGTATCCCACTGCGGGAATATATCTGTTTGCGCTGTTTGCTCGACTACCTGCGACACTAATAGCGGTCTGAACATTTCATTCGGGTTAGGGAAAGTGTCGCCCTGGGCAACATGCTCGATCGCTTGACTCACAATACCGTCTGACGTTGGCAAGTGTACATCAGGATAGTCGGCTGGGGTAGCCACGTGCTCCAATAATTGCCATGCAGTTAACGAAGAATATGGCAAGTTAGCATCAGGATAATCGGCACGCGCCGCAATCGGTTGATTAATCTGCCATATACGCACGCCTGACTCGGCCACCTCGCCTGGGGTAGGCAACGGCTCTTTTCGTACGACCATTTCATAAAACTGTTTGACCGGTGCATAGGAAATCGGCATTGGTCGAATGTCTCGTTGAACGGCGTATTCATGAACCTGCGGCACCATCTGAGCCCGACTGCGGTTGTACATGTCTTCTGGGCTTTCGTACGGCTCTTTCGGCGGCGCGGATACCAACTGATAAACCTGCTGTGCCTGTGCAGCGCCTTGAGACTCCGACGGTGGCGGATAATCCGTTGCGGCTTGCGTGGCCAATTGTAATGCTTGGCTAGCGCGCCCCCAGACCAGATAGTTAATCGGCGGCAGATAGGTGGTATCAGAAACGGCCAAACTGGTAACGCTTGCGGTACTTGTTAGCGATATTGCCTCGAAATCTGGCGACGCATAGACACGCATTTCAGCCAAACTGGCCACGCGAGAGTACGAAAGTGGTAAAGACTGACTCGTCGGATCGTCATGCAAAACGGTCGTGCTGTAATGCGGCACCCGACTATAACTGATTGGCAATTCAACCGGCGATGACACCATGGCCAAGTTAGCCACACTAGCGGTATGCTCGACACCGACGGTATGCTCATCGAACGTTGCTGGCAGCGCCACTTGTGATAGGTATTGAGCCACATCGACCGGCGAGCGATGCATCGGCAACGCGCTTGGCTGAACCACCTGTGAAAATTCCTGCGCGACATACACATTCGAACGGTGCATTCGCATCGGGTATTTAGATACGACCTGTAACGCATTCTGAGCCGCGTAAACCGTTGAGCGGTACATCGGCATCGGATCGGATGCGATAACGGCAAGCGACCATGTTTGCGGAACGAATACCCCCGACGTCGGCGTGTAGGGAATGTCCATGGATTGCAATACGATAATCGTCTGCTGTGCCACGTCGACATGCGAGAAGTACAAGTCTGGCGCAGGCATCGTGCTCTCGGCCACCACGTACGACCAAAACTGCTCAACGGTCTCGGTTGAGATAGTGACAATCGGAGAGGCCAATACCGCCATGGTCACGGATTGCGCCACACGCGAATACGATATCGGATCGTCAATCGGCATTTGCGTGATTTGGTAGCACCAAGCCTGCGCGACATTCTCAGGGGAAATAACCTGATCTACCGGTGGAACGCTATCGGCTTGAATGACATACGGGATGACTTGGTCAACGGTCGTCGGGTTAAACCCATCGCCCTGCTGGCCGAGCACTTCCGCGATAACGTGAGCGCTTTGGAACGTAACCGGAATTAACAGCACTTCCACGCTCGTGTGCGCTACGCGGACGCTAGGGGGGATCGCCCCCAATACCTCCGCGATAGAATGGCTGACACGAACGACAGGCTTTTGTTTGCCAATCGCCTCTGCAATCGTGTGTGGTGCCCGTATTTTAATAGCCACGTTAGCCCCTTACGAAACGATTTTGGTACCGACTTTCAGGTTTGCCAACTTGGCCATGTTCCAACGTGCGCCATCTGACGGATCGGACGTCAAAACAGTATTGCTAGCGATATATGACGTCTCGTTTGGGTTGACCTGCAACGGCTCTGCCGGATCAACCTGCACCGCTCCTGATTTAGCAATAGCCCCAAATGACATTGGAGTCGTACCTGGGTTGTAGGCCACCGTACGTACGCTGACAGCCTCAACGGATGCTAGGACGCTAGTCACATTTGATAGGTTAAGATTATACAGGTCTTGCATCCCCTCTGACTCCCCTGTGAGGTATCGATCCGGCCAATTCAAGACGATATTTCCACCGGCGGTTCCGGTTGTGTTGACGCTTACTGTTTGGGCGTTGCTGTCGTACGCACTTGGGCGGGTAAACTGGACGACGTCATCGCTTTCAGGACGCGCAGAGGCCACGACAGTGCCCGGGCCGAGCGCCACGTCCGCTTCACTCTCTATGGTCTGCCAATACATGTCGCTCATAGAAAACCATCTATTGGTCAACCCTGACGTAGTAGCTGTACCGGCAGCGTACAATTCCGTATATATTCCAAAACCACCATTGAGGGATTGGTCTGCCCCCATGGTTTTCTGTGCGACCTGCACGCCGTCTTTAAAAACCGTAACCACTCTAGTGGAATTATCCCATTCAATCTCATAATAAAGGGGTCTTCCGAAATCTGCCGTGTTATTCCAAATGTTATCTCGAAAGAAGTCGATTGGGGCGGCCGCGATATTGGTGAAATAGAGGTCGTAGTACCCCGAGACAACCGAGGGGGCCGTTGCCATAAAGCGGAACCCGACGCGATAGTTCTTACCACCTGACGCGACTGGGGTTTGGAAGCAAAAACCGCCAAAGGAGTCGAAATTGGCAGTACTGGTCTTCACCATTGCGATAGATAGCGCTCTTTTGCCGGAATCCCACGGTGCGGCTGATAGGTGCCCCTGCAAGTACCCAGTTCCGTAGTTTGCGGCTTGGTTATACTTCCTACCGAAAAATCGAATATAGGGCGCATTCTGCTGTGCGCGTTGGCCGTTGAGGGTGATCGATCCGAACTGTCTCCCAACGTAATTGTTTGGGTTCTTGGTGATAAAACTCGCATATGAATCGGCATTCGTTAAGCGCATTTCACTGTCGAGAATCTCAGTAGAGGCCCCGTTAAATCCTGTAAACCAAATAACCGGCATAGTAGTTGTCCTTATCGTGTAATGATTCCGAATTCCAGTGATTCTACGTTGTTCTGGTTCCACTCGCCACCGCCAGGGGCAGTTTCGTACGACGCTTGGTAATACTTGTAAGCCTCGGTCAATGGCACCTGAACTTCCGTAGGCGATCCGCCCGCCGTTTGAACAACTAAGCCGAGTTTACGGTCATCGAGGTCGCCTTTACGTGCATAGGCCACGACCGACACGGCAAAGATCTGGTTGTTGTTAGGCAGAGTAACGTTTGAACGATACATATCGGTTGCACCTGCGGTGTTGGATTGCAGGTACGGTTTGCTCTCTCCGCCCGGCGATAACTGAGATACGATAGAATAGTGAGGCGTTCCACTGCCTGCCCCGACGACTTCCCACTGCGTGGTAACGTCTGCCGTTGGCATTCTGCTGGTCACTTCGACCGGAGACAAGCGCGCATTGTTGCGTGAGCCCTCGCCATCGATAGCGTAGAAATCATCTAACGTCTGCTCACCAGCATTCGGTGCGGTACCTGTTTGGCCCCATACGATAGTGTATTGGGTAGTCAGGGTACTGGATGGCGCAACGGTCAACTGCAATTCGTTATTAGCGAAGATCTTCACTTCGTTGGCCGTCTTATCGATCTCGATCTCGAAGTAGTACCACGCATTCAGAATTAGGGGATTGACGCCCAGCTCTTCGCCCACTCGCAGTTTACCGGTTGTGGCATCCCACTCGATATCTACGATATTCTCGACACGCGCGATGCGCATACGGGAGAGACCGGCTTTCAATGCAAAACCAAATACCACTTTATTCGACGTCGTGGAGAATCCCCATGACAAAGAAGCGTTGACGGTAGAGCTTTGCGCCACGTTGAACCGTAAAGCACGCGCACCATCACGACGGCCAGCCACGACGGCAAAGGTAGTCGGGGATGCATTTCGTACGGTATAGCCTGCGGCTTGCAGATAATCTTGTAGGTTGGTTCCGCTCACACCAATGTCGGCATAGTGGTCGAATCCGTCGCAAAATTTAAACATGTATAGATCCTCTTATGGTCTAACAACGACACCGAAAGGCGCGTCTGATAATCGCTCATCGTTCCAGTCTAGGTCGGATGCGTTTGTTTCGAATACAGCATAGCTATATTTATCGGTCGTGGATAGTTCCGTGTCGATAACTTCTTTCATCGGCTGACCTTTCTGGCCAATCACCATTCCCAATTGACGGTTATCAACATCCGATTTACGGTTCAACACGGTCAGCCCTACTGCGAGAATGTCCTGTGTATTCGGTACCGCAGTATTAGACATAAACGTGTCGATAGCGCCTGACTCGTTCGACTGGATATACGAACTCTCGATAGGCGGCTGATTGTACACTAACGGATAGTGATCGGTACCCGAGGATGGCGACCATTCTTTATCAACGTCGGCCGTTGGTAGTCGACTGGTAATTTGAATCGGGCCAATACGGTTCTGGTATTTACCGGTTGAACTGTCAATGAAGACAACATCGTCTAACAGGTATTGCGCTTCGGCCACGCACGCCCACGTAACTTCATATGTGACTAGCGGGTTTGCGCTCGACGGCGGTACCGCAGAAATGTCTAGCCCGTTATTGACGTGAACGGTCAGAGTGTTTGCCGCTTTGTCGAGAACGATTTCGATATAATACCAAAGGTCTAACAGCAAAATGGCGGTACCTTTCACGCCCGCGATCGATATCTTGCCGTCGACCTCATCCCACGTGAGAGTGCCAACGTCCTTAATCGTGACCAATGGAAAGCGTTTGCCGATGGCGCGATAAGCAAAGCCCAGTACTACGCGTGAGGAGCCCGACGCAAAAGAGCGTTTCATGCTTGCAGCCCCAGGGAGCGAGACCGCCTGTTGTGTTTGCACGCGCCCCTCGGCCATTGTTGGCGTTCCGGTGATCGTGTAGCCGCATTTCGTTAAGCCGTCGGCTACATCAGTCCAACCGCGCAACTGGTCAAATCCGTCCATAAATAAAAGCATAGTAACCCCTTAAATGACCGACCGAACGCCGAATACTGCGGCTTCAATCGATGTTTTGTCATAGCCTGTTGGCGATAATAAAGTGTATCGGTATTCCCACTGCCTGCCGATGTTGCTCATTGTAACAGTATTACCGTCTATGTTGGCAATAACTGAAACCGGATCCGATGTGGCTTTTCGTACGAGAGTCACTAAACCTTGTGCGATGATTGCCCCGTTATCTGGTAGCGTATCCGAAGAGTTAAACGCGTCGTACACGTCATTCACGCCTGTGAAGATAAACCGGTTAGACGGATCTGGCGGTAGTACGCCGACCATTCTATTGTGCGGGTATGCAGGGTCTTCGTCAGAAACGTTCCAACCGACTGCCACGTCACCGCTAGGCAAACGGCCGCTAATTTGAATTGGCCCCAGTCGCCCGCCATCTTGCACATACATATCGTCATACTGCTTGGTGTCTTCCTCGTAATTCGCTTCGGCCGGAAAGGATGGCATCATGTCGAACGGGTTAAACACGAGAGTGATTTCGGCTGCGGCTTTGACGTCTGCATCGAGAGTGAACGCCACATCGTCTTTCCCGTTAACCTGCACCGTGACAACTCCGGTAGACCGATTGGCGCTGATTTCGTAATAGTACCAACGCTTGGGCAGCGGAGTGACATAACCGATATCGAGGTCGCCGTTTTGATTTCGAATGGTCACGAAACCTGTTTGCGGATCGGTGTATATCGTTGTGCTCGGTACGTCGCGCCCGGTCGTGTCTCCAACCTTAAAGCCAAACAGTGCGCCGCGCTTCTGCTGCATGCACGCGAAACCAACTGTGATCGTATCACCTGACCACGTCCATTTACGCTCAAAAGCGCTGAACAATGTGAATAGACAAATACTGCGGCCGATTCTTCCCTGGCCAGCGGATAAAACGCCTCTCGTTGTGTAACCCGCCATCTTCATATAGGCAGCGGGAGACTCTTCATCTAGCGTTCGGAATTGCTCAAATCCATCAAAAAACTGTGCCATGATAGCCCCTTATGACAAGCCCATGCGGATAACGAATCCAAAGTTCTTCATGGATACGACTCGCTCCGCCTGCGCTCGAACGGTCAAGCGATCGCCTGCCCCGAACGCTACGGGGTTTCCGCCTGACGTGGTAAATGTTGCGTTGAATTGCCCTTGCTCGACTGTGATTGTAGCGATGTTCTGGCCATTGCGCTGCACCCTGAATTGGTAATACGCTTCACTGGCTGCATCGGCCATATCGAATATAGAGCCCGCCATGTTCGCCTGCAATACCATCGGATCGGTAATCGGCAAATGCAAAATAGGTTCATTCGCGTACATCGAGTCTGACACTGTCACCGCAATATCGTACCACTTTGGCTTAATCGATGGGTCTGGGTCGGGGTTAACTGGATCTTGGCCATCCGATTCATTAACCCACGTTGTTCCGTTAAACCACATCATCTTATCGAATGATTCGACGTATGCGCGCCAGCCTTTCTTAGGCGGGTAGAACTGCCACGCATTTTCAACGTAAACCGCGACTTCCCCTGCATGACCTGACCAAGCGCCTGTCGGGTTTGCTGCGATTGAATATGTATCGCCGTCAACCGCTTGAGCTGGTGGCGAAGAGAATGTGAGAGACTTTATAACCGGAAATAGCATGGTGTCGAGAAACACCTGAGAGTCAGACATTGGGCCACCCCAATAGTCTTCCCCTCTAATCCAGCCATAAGGTAGCCCCTGATTGGGGCCAACTTTTTTAGGCATTATCTGTATCCTCTGGTACGTATCGTTGATCTGGTAAAGTGGTCGCCCATCCGTGATCCCAACTTATTGACCATCCAGGCATCGGCCCTGGGTCTGGTTCTGGGTCAGGCGGTAATGGCGGATCCGTATCTGGGTTCTCGGGGTCGACTGGGTCAACCGGTGGTTTTGGCTCATCTGGGCCATCGCCTCCACCGCCACCTGGGTTGCTCGGGTCTGGCCTGTCTGGTGGCTCAACCGGTGGAGTAGTTCCGCCGCCATTGTTCCCACCCCCGTTATTCCCGCCCGGCTTCTCTCCCGGTGGTAACGGGTAGGACGGTGCCGAGAACTGCATTTCGTAACCTTGCCAGTTTAGCATCCCATCGCGTTCGGCGTTAACACTAACTGTTAATACTGACCAACCGGCTGACTGCTGAGCACGTCCGGCCTGTAATCCCCAACGTTCGATATCAGCGGCCGCAATCGTAAAGCCCGCGTCTTCCGTGGTGAACTCTTTTAACAGTTTAAACGAATAACCGCTAAACGGTACGAAATAGCCATACCCGATACGAACGCGATAATGCATGCCTGGCTCAGGGTTAATCCCGACGGCAAAGTGGTCACGTACGGTTGTGCCTTGCGATATACGGTTGCGGTGGGCATACGTTACCAACACATCGCGCGCTTTCAAGTTCTTGTACGGATCGAAGTCATCCGCCAGCCCTCTTGCACGGTTGAAGAATGGCACACCGCCAATCATCATCATTCCCGGTGGGTATGGACGTTTCGGACGGTATTGCATTTCCAGTTGCTTCGGATAGATCTTATTAAGCGGTATCTGTGTGCCATATGTATCAGGGCGCACGATGACCATCGCTTTTTCAGTATCACCGAATGGCATGCGTGAGTAGCCATGACCAGTTGAGATTAACCAGACAGGGCGTTGGCTGTAGTGCTGCGCTGGGATGGTATCCGCACAACCACGACCGACCGTATAGCGTTTGCCGTCTACCGCTTTGACCGATAATAGCTCTCTGTCGATAAGTAACAGGTCGCCCACGTTAACCGGAGTGAGAGGCACGCCATCTTTATCGGAGGTAAGGTCTAACACGATTTCATCGTTAAAGAAGCCAATCCCCTCAGCGGTCATACCCCAAGGCGTCCACGGCTGCACACCCGCATCGAAGTAGTTCGCGTCTGCTTGGTGTTTCGTGAAAAGCGTATAGCTGTCGACCGTACGATCCGACGAGCGAGCAACATATGCACTCACCGTTGAAACGTCTGTCGGCTCACCATCACGAACCAATTGCAGGTATGGCGTTTCGAATAACAGCGTGTCCAATGGAGAAATCATCGAGCTTTCCTGTGTAACTTGGTGCGGCATCAATGCGATAGTTGGCCCGCTCATACTCGGGGTTGGGTTCGGATCGCTAGCCTCGTTGTACGGTTGTGCGACTGCCTGCATAAACGACGCTACGGCGGGGCCATCTGTACTCGGTGTCGGGTTAGGGTCGCTATTCACGTTATATGGCTGAACGGCTTGATGCATTAAACTCGCGTCATACACGTACTGCGGTGGCTTCTTAAACACTTCAACGCGGTAGTCGTAATACTCCCATGACCGGAAACCACTTCTAACGGCCGTTAATCTTACCGTGGCCAACACTGACTCGAATTGGCTAGCCTCGACATTCACGTCTGCTGCTGCGGTTTCGTATGGCCATACCCAAGAAGTTCCAGTAATACCGGATTCCGTACGAACCAAACCGCCAGTACCGTCGAAAACTTCAATCGTGTAAGACGTGCCCGGCTCTGGGCCGATAGACGGTTCAACATGGCCAACCGGTTTATCTGCTTGTAATACGCGGTCACGGTGCGCCCAGTTTAGCGTCAGAACGTCTGGTGTTTCACCGGAGTTCGCTGTGGCCGTCAGGTTGGTAGGCATAAACCAGTTGCGTACGGTTGGTTCCGATAAAAGGGTATGCGTTGCTCGCCCTGGGGCATATGGGCGCGTTTGGCGGAAATTAAACTGCAAATGGTCTACCGGTGCGTCCTCGATCTTGAAGCGGCCGCCCCCGAGTGTCCACGGTAGGATTTTAACGTCGATTGCCTCTGCACCACCGTAGCGCTGCCAGTCAGATCCGCCGTCCATCGTTGTAACCCACAATAGCTCGCCAACTTGATGACGAAATGGGATTGTATCGATGACACCGCGTTTAACCGTGATTTGGTTTCCGTTTACGCTGACGATTTCCACGAACTCTTCTGACAGATCCATCGGGCTTTCATCGCCACGTACGAACGGTTTAGCGATACGAGCGATATTCCCTGGCACAACGTCTTCCCACTCTTCGGTCATGTCGCGCACCGTGAATACCGTATCGAGGTAATCAGCGGCCATCGATAGTTCGGCCATTGCGCCAAAGTCACCGTTACCGCGTACGTCGTATTCTGCTTCCCCGTCAGCTTTCATACCCATGTCATACGCGGCAGACATAGGTGTCGGTTTCTCTGCTTGTGAGTTGACGAACGTTTCATTCGGGCTGATCGTGTTGAACTCGCCCTCTGGGATTTGCTGTACCATGTCGATGTACGGCATTTCATAAACGACTCGTCTGGCCAATGCAGGTGCTAAGTCTGGTTTGTAGCCGTCAGGCGGTTGAACCTGATTGAACGTATTCAAGCGGAACGCAAATTGGTCTTGCAGCGCGACTATCTTGATTTTCCCGTCAGGCAGTGTTCCATCCTCAACCGATCCGACTCGTACGATGACTTCGGAAATACCGCGTGTATTCGGGTCACGAATTTTAAACACGTCAGCCGGTTGAATTGACCATGCGCGTCGGTCGAGAATCAAGGAGAAACGGCGAACGTTGGTCGACGCCACACGTAAATCACGTTGCGCTAGCTGCATGGCCAACTTGCCTGTCGGAGCGCCGACGTATGTTGTGGTGACGCTATTCAGACTGCCTTGGTTCTGGATCTGCGCTAAGTTATGGCTACGCACCTGCTGAGTTTCGTTAATAATCGGGTTAAGGTATTCCACGATTACTTCATTAATCATTGATGCAGGCGAGGCGTTAGTCGCTTCTTCGATTGACAGCAATCCCGAGTTGGCATCGAATATCGGCAGGTCTTCGGCCACAAAGTCGTCACGAATAAGTTTAATCGTGTATTTACCGGTGATCTTGCTGACGTACATCACGCCGCCGATGTGATCGAGTACCATCTGAATGAAAGATTCGAGCGTGTCCTGTCGAGCCCAACGAATGCATAACCCGAAATTCTCATCGAATAGGGTATCGGCCACGCGACGGAATGCGACCTCATCCATTAAGCTGCGGTCTAACCCCCTCCCCCATTCATAGTTTGTCTGGGATTCATATAGGATGTGAGCCGGGTTCATCGCTTTAATAATGTGCTTGCCGCCCTCGCCGTCATACCCTTCCATTTCGATAGTACATTTCTCCGCATACCAAACGCCGTCGATCCAACCGGCAGTCGTACGCCACATCTTGAATGTCCAATCTTTCGGGTATGGGCTCATCGCACTGACCATGCCATCGAAATACATCGTTAGCACGCCACGGTATTCGGGTTGTAGCCCGCCCAGCATGTTTTTCAGTCGTTGGCTAATGGTTTGGGTTGGCGCGCCCATGTAAATCTCTAACGGGCCTTGCACGCCGCCCTCTGCTTTGGTGCCACCGAATAATTCTGGCGCATCGATATCGAGAGTCCGGTTATTTGTGATCTCGCCTTTCCACGCAGTACGGCCGCCAACTCGAATTTCCGTAATAGCGTTAACCGGGCCGCGACAAACACCCATGAATAACCCCATGAAGTATTTAAAGCCGACCGTGATTTTCTTGGCCTTACCCATTGCCGTTCTCCTTATTCCATTCGTCCAACGCTAACTCTGCGGCACGGCGTAGCAATGGATTGTCTGACTGCATTGCCAGTGATACGGGATAGCCCTCTTGCAAGAATTGCTGATAGGTGATTCCTACCCGTTCGGCTAGTCGTTCGGAGCCACGCGAGCAATAGCCTAGCGCTCGTGCGTGTCTCATGTAGATCCGTGGTTCGTCTGTCATTATTTTTTCGCCTGTTTAGCTTTTACAGCTTTCGTCCTAAAGTTCCCGTATCCTAACACCTGCCAGTCGCCTGACCAACATTCACCGAAAATAACGACTTGCGGCGTACCCTCTTTGACCTGCGGTATGTCTAGATCTTCGAATGTAGCCGGTTTCGGTGCTGCCGGTTTCGGCGCGAGTGCTGCGTTAATTAATACGGATGCCACAAGCATCGCTAGTGCCCACCACATAAATACCCCCTTAGAAGATTGGATCGCCATCGAACGGCGAGCGGTCTGGCATTGTTGGCACGCCGCCATAGTTGGCAAGATTGTTGAAAATGGTATTACACGCTGTCGCGGTTCGCGGGCAGCCTGGGTAAGTTTTTAATATAAATCCGCCAGCGAGTCCATCGACGGTACCGAATATCGTGATTGTATCGCCCTTGTGTGATTCGATGCCTCGACGTTCCACGCCATACTGCGGGTCGTTCCACTCGATAAATCCGCCAGCGAAATAGCCGTCAGGGAATCCCGCGTACGTATTGGAAGTCACGGTGCCCGCGCCAACGGATAATACGGTTGCATCGACTTTGAAATGATCTTTGATGACTCGGCATTGTCGGTCATACAGGACGTGCGGGCATCCACGTGACCATGCCAAGCGCAAACCGTTTCTGTCCATTGTAGCGGAGAGTGTTGCGACGGTTACTGTGGCCACCGTGGGATTAGAGCCTTGGTTGATAGACTGTACTTCGCCGACATAGCATACGGCAGAATTACCGTCGCCCAGGTGAAGTTTTCGAATAGTGAGGAAAACAGGGGAGCCCGGAGGAGTACCGATAAAAAGGCCGACGACGGCACTGGTGTTTGGCATTGTTAGATTTAGCGCATCCGTAGCCGCTTCGCCAGTTTGTTTGACGCCGTCGTCGGTCATACCCAGCGGATCCCAGACACTCCCCGCAGCCGTTATCTTACTGTCTGCCGAGGTATAACGCCAGTACTTATCTAATAATCTAAACTCATAGAGTAGTACTGGACGCCCGCTATCGTTTGTTGTTTCGATGACATTGAAAGACATATCGCACCTTATTGAATTGGTACGGGTGTCGCCTCTCTTCTGTCATCGAATAGTTTGAATGTCAGGGATACGAGGCTTACACCCGCCGAGTCTGTAACTCTCTTAATTTCTATCCCATCAACATCGAGTCTGGCCACTGGCATGTATGTGATTAACCGTACATCTTCCATAGAGGTAGCCGGTATCGATTGTGAGAGGAATAGCCATTCTTCGTTGCCCACGATTCGACTGGAAATAATCGTCGTCGGAATGCGCGTGCCGTCATAAAGTTCAATCATGATATCCCGTTTTGTGGTCTGCTTGCTACCTACAAATTGCGTGTAGCCACAACGACGAACGCGCAAGGCACCATCCGACGGGTTGATATCCCGAGTTAAAATGAAATCCTCGGTGCCCTGTGGCAAGTGGAAAGTCTTAGTCCGGCCACGCAATGCAAACAGTAGCTGGCGGAATTGACGGTCTGCCGTACGGCCGTGTAACTGGAATGACTTTTTAATCGTTCCTTGCGATTGGCCGCCTGGATCTACACTCTCGATTACACCGGATTCGTTGTCGTACATGTAAAACTTTCTGTCCATGTTAGTTTCTTGTGCCGATTTCCAGTCATCCCGTAGTGTGAAAATATGCAAGCCGGTTCGAGGATAAGTCGGCATATCTGACCATGATTCCGCCAGCTCGTACGGTTCTGTGCATCGAAAGCGGATCTGGTAGTCGGAGACACGGCCGGTAATCAATCGTCCGGTCATAGCCTCTTCAACTCGGGCCACTCGAACGGGATACATGCGCGTGCCTCGGCCGACGTCATTCTGTAAACCGTATTGCAGTGTCATGTGAGCTGCGTCGAAGTCGAGTGCGGCTATGATGTTGATCTCGTAATCCCACGTTAAGTCGCGGCGGAATATAACCACGTCGCCCACGTTGAAATCTTTAACCCTGATCTGCGCAATGATATCGACGGAACCTGCTGGCGCATCATTCTCGACTGCCGTCATGTCGTGCCATAGTGGTAAGAGCATCGGGGCGGTACCGATACCCGCCATTGTCGTATCTAACACCTGTCGATTTTCATCCCAGCGGAGGAACGAGCCCTCAAACGTACGACGGGGATGCAGTCGGATCGGGCGACGTTGCTCCGCGCCTGTCTCCGAAACCATTACATCGGTTTGCCATTCGAGTCGTTCGGTTATGCCGTCTTTCCAGTTTGGCATCGGCAGGAATACCGGATAGCTGAGTCGCACGTCATCGGAGTATGGCGGCTTTGGCCCCAGTGCGCTGTCTGGCAGTGGCACTAGATCCGCAATGAAATCGTTAGCACGGCTCAGCTCGATAACTTCGGGATCCGGGCCAGCGGTTTCGATTCGATAGGCAATGAAAGCGTTTGTGTTCGCTTCGCGGTTAACGTATTCGCAGTCAAAGCGGTACACCCCGCTCTGCTGTACTACGAATTCGGCTTCGTTCGGTGGGGCTAGATCCGTGAATGGCGATATAATAACGTTGCCATCCAGTTTAATCTTACCGGTTGTGTTGACCATCGAGTAGATGTTGTACACGCCCGCTTTCAGTTTAATCCACTTGGCCATGTAGTAGAACTGGTTCGCGTCAGCTTTGTTGTACTCGTCTTGGACGTACAAATTGTACGCCCCTTTGAGTGCTGCACTGATAGTCGCGTCTAGTATTTCTCGGGCTGGCCGTAGTCCTGTGAGTGCCATCTATTTATTTCCTTTAATTCCTACAAGGCTTTTGAGTGTCGGAACGTTTCTCTTTAATGCTACCAAGATCGCTTCTTCACCCTCTGGCGTGTTCATAGCTTCTGGGATGCGGGCTCTGTCATCGACCAACACGAATCGCTGCGACTGTGGTTGGCTCGCTGTCTGGCCACCGCCTCTGGTTTGGTTGAGCACGTTATCTGGGTCATTCTTCGATAACACCTGCTCGCCTTTTTGCAGAATAGCGGGTACCTCATCTGACTTCAAGCCTGGCAAACCGCCTGAATGGAATCGAGGTGCGCCCGCAAACAGTGCCGGAGAAATACCACTTTTCGTCTGCATGCCGCCTGTCGTGTTGCTCCCGACAATCCCGCCGTTGTGTTTGGCCACCGCTCCGCCAAGGGATGTAGCCGCGCCACCGATACCACCGCCCATTCCGGCCAATGCGTTTAATAACATTTGTTGCAGAATGGCTGTAGCGATTTTTTGCAGGAAATCAGCAAAGAATTTAGCCGTGGCCAACCCTAAGTTTGTAAACGCATCGCCGATACTCTGTGCTCCCGCTACCACCTGCGACATTTCGGTCACGATAGATCCGATGCCTTGTGACAGCCCATCGAGTGCGCCTTGTACTACGGTGACATGCATTTGCTTGAAATTGTTCGTTAGCTTCTGGGTACCGGCTTGTACTGCTGCCAGTTGCGCCATGATGCGGCTGAACTCTTCCGGCGGCATAGACTCTTTGAACCGCATGGCCAACTCAGCTAATTTCTGGCTGGTGGCATCGATCTGGCCATTCATCGACATTTGCAGATTGATAGACTGGTTTACCGCCTCATCCTCTGAAATGATCCCCGCCTCACGCTTAATCTGTATCTCATCCATCAGGTTCTTTTTGGTATTGAGTTGCGCATTCATTTCATCTTCAACGCGTTTTAACTCTTCCAATTTTGCCTGCGTGGTTGCGTACTCGATATTGCGCTGGCGTAGCTCTTCGAAGTCCTGGCCAAGTTTCTGTCCGCCAGCACCGAGTTTATTCGACTTCTCGATCAACTTATCGTATTGCGTGTTAACTGCGGCAATCTTAGCGGCCAACCGGTCATCGAATGAAGCGTTCGGGTCGATTTTCGCCTCTTTGATCCCCACTGCATCGTTTAGCTCTTTGTACTTCTGAATGAGCGCTTCAAGGGCTCTCGCTTGCTTATCGACACCAGTAGTCGTACGTTGCTGCGAGTTAAACAATGTTGTTTCGGCTTTCTTGCGTGCGGCCACAACTGCGTCGAGGCGTTTCGTTAATGCAGCGCCCTCGTCACCACCGATGCTCTTGGCTCTCGCGTAATCCGGTGCGAACTCTTCATCGATCAAGGCCAAACGACCTGACAGGTTTTTGCGTTGTGCGGCTTTGCGTGCGGCGACGTCTGCTTTCTTCGCGGCGTCTTCTAGCTTTTCCATTTGCTTAGTTAAGCCCGCAATCTCACGGTCGCGCTTCGATACCCCGCCGCCCGCTTCTAAGTCGGTATACTGGAATGCACCTGCCGCGTCTTTTTGTACTTTCAGAACTGAGGCTAAAGCGTCATTCATCTGGTTGACGATCTTGACTGCGGCTTCGGCGTTCTTCTCGACCATTTCGTCGTTTAGTTTCGCCCAGTTTTTATCGACCTCATTCCATATCTTGCCTGTCGACTCCATGAATGCGCGGTGTTCTTTGGTCAGGTCTTCGCCCACTGATCGCGCCATTGCCGCCAAGCCCTCTCCCACGCCTGGAATGAGACTCAGAACATCTGCGATCCAATCGGCAATCTGCTTGGTGGCTCCTGCGAAAGTCGAGGTGATCGGTCGGAGAATGCCAATCAACATATCGTAAATAGCTGCCGGTATTGATTCACCGATGGCCAATAGCTGATTGCCTAGATGCTTGAAGTCTCGTACGACCGCATTAACCGCCTCGCGGAATGTCTGCGATTGTTCATAGAAGATCTCCCCGATGCTCCATGCAGTAAGCGCCCAACCGACAATCGGGATTAATCTGGCCAATCCTTTTAGTGCGACGCCAACGACACCGATCGCCCCGCCTGCTGCTGCCATCGAGCTGCCCAGGGAAGACATTGAACCGATAACGCCGCCGACAAGGCTTTTCAGGTTTTTCAAGTACGGCAGTAATTCTTTAAATCCGCGCACCCAACCTGCGATGACTCGACCGACCTGCAACCCTGCGAAAGCGCCGAGCACGACTAACAGCGTGTCGATATTATCAATCGCCCATACAACCGCGTTTGAGATCTGCCCAAAGATAACGCCTAGTTTCTTAGCCGCCTCTTGACCGTCAGGGCTGGCCAACGCCTTAGCGATTTTTTCAAGCATAACGACGTACTGCTCGATAAACCCTGAATCCGCCAGCGCGAGTTTGAAGCTGGTCATGGCGTTCTGGGCTCGGGCTTCCATCGCGTCGATGCCTTTCTCTGCAACGGCCAACTGACCATCGATGGCTTTCGCTTGAGCCTGTGCGAAGTTCACCACCTCTTTCCCTGTGATCTCGCCTTTTTCCATCATCTTCAATAGTTCGGGAATGGTGACGCCCATACCCTCGGCAAACATGGCCACCGCTCCTGGGAGTCGTTCACCTAACTGGCCTCTCAACTCTTCCGCGTAGACCTGGCCTTTCGAGAGCATTTGTTCTAACGCCCTGAATACGCCGTTCATGTCATCTGCGGATAAGTGGAATACACGACCGGCTTTTGCAATACTCTCGAAAATGAATTTCGTTTCATTCATCGACAAGCCAACTGCTTGCGCGGATACTGCGAACTTGGTGTATGACGAGGAAACCGTACCGATCTCGATACCCAGCTTGTTCGCTAGGCCAACCATGTATTCCCATTCAGCGTTGATTTTCTTCTGGTCGTTACCAACCACGACGCCGATTTTCACCATTGCTTGCTGACGCATTTTATATGCATCAACCGCACCACCTGCTAAATTGATTGCCCCTTGGAATCCGACATACGCGGACGCCAGCGCCAATACTTCACCGCGCATACGTTGCATGAATGATAATGTCGTACGGCCGTTTGACTCGAATAGCGAGAACGCTTTCGATCCGTCTCTTGCTGCGGCTCCTGCTTTGTTTGTTGCAGCGGCCAACGTGTTCATTGCGGCTGCCGATTTCTCGCTGGTGCTGATTAGGCGCGTTTCTGCGTCTGCCAGATTGCGTGTATCGACTCCTGCTGCGCGCAAGGCACTTTGAGTACTCCTAGCCGCATTTCCGGTATTCCGTAGCGCAGCGGCAGCGGCAGACAATCTCTGCTGTGCTAACTGCATGCGGTTTCCGAGTTCGCCTGTGTCGGTCGTGGCGGAACGCATTTGTGCGGCTAGCGCTAAAACGTCGCGCTTGGCATTCTGATATTCCGTTCTCGTGGTTCTCAGTGTGGCCACTTGCTGGCGGAATAAATCGATCTGCTGCGCTAGACCGGATGCCGACTTGTTGACTTCGTTTAGCGTACGCACTTTCTGAGCAACGTTTTCGACTTCTTTGCTATTGCGAGCGAGAACGGATGATACCTGCTCAACTTGCTTTTCCATTCCGGCCAATGTACGGCGTGCCGCTTCGGCTGGGCTGACGATTTGTTGGATTTGATTGCCTAACGGGCCAAGTTTGCCGGTTGCAACTTGAACGACTCGCCCTAGCGTTTGGTACCCGTTTGCCGTGGCAATCGCTTGGTCGGCTTGCTGACGTAGCCCCGCAATAACTTTAGCCTGGGCAGCGGCGGCACCTGCATTCGAAATGATCTCATCTTGTCTGGCCAGAACGGTATTGACTTGCGATACGCTGTTAACGATACCCGCTTGAGCCTGGCCAATCTTAGATGTTTCAATCCCGTACTTTTCGAGCTCACGAGTTGTCTTGGCCACGCGTTCTGTTTGCGTTGCCTGCGATTTGCTGGCCGCTTCGACTTGCCGATTAACCCTTGCGAGCTCTCGTTCTTGTTTGGCCGTGACCGTGGTCGAATTATTGTAGGCGTCCTGCAACTCCTTTTGTTTCTGTCGCAGTGCTTCTGTTTTAGAGACAGCCTCGGTCATCGCTTGATTCTGGCGTTTGAATACCTCGATCAGCGAGTTGAGTTTTAATAGCTGATTACCAGCGCTTTCCAGTTTCTTATATGCGGCTTCTAAATCACGCGTCGAAATCTCGCCACGCTCTGCTGCCTTGCGCTGGGCCTCTTGGGCTTTCGACATTTCATCGATCGCCTTTGTGACCGCCTTGAGTGGTTTTTGGCTATAATCCCGAGCGCGGATCCTGAGTTCAACGTCTTTATTAGCCATCGGATAGCTCCTTTATTAGCTTCTGGTACTCTTTGCCGCCTTTCTTGCCATTAAGCACCGCTCCGATACACGATTGCATAAGTAGGCTTTGGGTGACGTGTTGAGCGTTAATGCGTCGTCGTGCGATGCGTGATTCTGTCCACAAATAAGCCAGCGGGTAATGCATCGCGGAGACGTGCCCCTCCGATAAAAGGAAAGACACGGTCGCACGTAGCTCATTATGGAAGTCTAGTACTATTTCTTTTTTCGTCCTTGTGTCTGGCTTTTCGCCTCTTTTAGCTGCCCCATTACCTGAGCGACCAGCTTTTTTACTTCTTCCACGTCGCTGAACGTCAGTGAGCCGATTTTACGAAGTGCATCGATTTGAGCGATAGCCGGTAGGCTCTGTGCCATAGGCAATGCCGCTTCACCGTCATCACTGGCCAACGCAATGATGTGGGCTACAATTCCAGGGGCGTCAGAGATCAGGGTAGTGGCGAAACGGCCGGTCGCTAGTGCCGTTAAATCTTGGCCAGCGTGTTTTTCATATAGGTCGAACAAACCATCTAAGTCGTGGTAGTGAACCTTGATGATTTTCGAGAAGTCGAAGAAAGTTAGGCCTCGCACTTCGAATGCAAACTCTTTGCGGCCTTTGACAATAACGGTTTCTGTATCTGGGGTGTATTGTGATAGTGACATTATACGGATCTCCTTTTGCGCTAATCCGACGATAATGTATCACATAGTTGCAGATAAAAGAAAAGCGCCGTTAGGCGCTTTATCTTATTTCGGCTAAATATTAACTGAAAGTAATGGTCTGCGTGGTTGCTGCTCGACCGTTTGTCAGTGTCGCGGTGACAGTCGCTGTTCCTGCTGCCTCGCGTTTCACTGTGGTTTTGGCCACGCCTTGGCTGGTGGTCGACGCACTTGACGGCGTAACCGTTGCACCTGTAACCGTAGTGAATGTTACTACTTCACTCTGAACTGCGGTTCCGTTGCCATCGCGTACGGTTGCTGTGACTTCTACACCCGTCTCACCGATAGTACCTGTTGTCGCGGCTTGCGTGATTTCCACGGTACGAATGGTCAGCGGGTCAACGGCATTCGCTGACTGCACCACGTCGATGTAAACACGTTGCGTACGGCTGTTAAGCTGCATCGCTTTGAACGTGAATGAAATGACCTGCCAGTCATCCCCTTTCAGTGCATAGTCACCGTCTGGCGCGATAGACACTTTCGGGAAGAAGTAGTTTTTATTCAGGCCGACGGCGTTATCAGAAATCATGCGCAATGCACCGTAAATCATGTCTGACTTACCGATGATCATTGTGCGTGTCTGTTCTGCCACGTCATACTGCACCGCGATTTGAACGTTACCCGCTAAATCTGGTGAGTCAGGTTCGATGTAGATACGGCCAGTCGCTAGGTCGATTTCATAGTTACCGGCTGGGTTTACTACGGTTGCGCCTGGAATGGTCGTGATATCGCCTGATCCCGTTGAAATAGAGATAGAAGCATCCGCCTTGACCATTTGGAAGTTATTGACGTCGCGCACACCTGTCGGGTTAACGTCGGACGTGCCCAACTGGTAGTAGCGACCACGCATGATCGGATTGAAGATTTCTTTCGCATCAGTTTGTTGAGTCTGCGCGTTTTTCTCCAATGCGCCAAGGAACCACAACGCGAGGTTGTCTTCGTTGATGTTATCGCACGTGAACGATCCGCCTTGTGACGCTTCCAGTAAAACCGATGCATCCATCACGCGCATGCCGTGCTCAGACGAATAGTGGTCTAGCGTTTCAGTATCGGTGTTGATCGTAAATTCAGGGGTGTTCCCGAAATACATTTCACCGGTTTTGTTGTTGCTGCCGTCTTTGAATCGGTCGAAATATACCGTTCCGCGCCCAACGACATAGTTGTTGCTGTAATTATCGTTCATTCTAAAAAGCTCCTATCAGGGTTGTCTTATGTCCACTTTCAATCCGATTCTTATCGGCAAGTAGAAAAAGGCTGAATCACTCAGGCCATCTTCGGCAGGTCTCACCACCGGTTGGGCTAAGGTTAGTTTAGCAATCTTTCCGCCCAAGCGGTAGATCCCTGGGTACAATGGCTGCCCCTGCTCATCTTTGGCAATCAGCATCGCTAGGCATCTTTCGACGTCGGCCACCAAGTCATACGCTGGGTCGGTCGGGTTTAGCATATCATCAACTGCCCACCCTTGTACTAATAATATCCACTCATCCAATCGAACGGTTTCTTCTTCGTTGGCTGGCAGCCCGTAATCTGACGCCTTAGCCTCTAGGATAGAAACGAATGGCCGCTTAGATGCGTAGTCATTGCCAAAACGATCGCGCCCACGAAACACTTTTTTAGAGAGATTGTGTTTGAACCCATTATCGGTATTTACAGTGTTCTCTAAGTGTGACGTGAGCGCTTTCAATACTTCTAGACGTTTGCTCATTTAGAAAGCCTCTCGAAGTTCCGGTGAAACTCTGCGGCAACATCGTCGGCTATTTTCGGTGCCAGTTTATCGGATACCGAAGCGAATACCTGGTCTACGGATGGGCCGTATAGTAGCGCCACTCGGCCTGGTACTAGCCATGATTTGTGCTGCGTCGTTTTGTTATTCAGCTTTTCACCGGCGCTGAGCCTGACGGCCAACCCAAGGTTATATTGATCTTCGGTTAAGCTAGCGCCTTTATTCAGTCGAACGATGAAAGCATTCTTTAGGTAAGACGTTTTACCACGTTTCACCCTGACTTGTACACCGCCTGGGCGCTTACTATTTGAGACCATCGCTCCGCCTGTAACAAAACGGGCTAAGCTGGTGGCTCTCTTTCTGGCCAAGATGATTGCTTCTAGGTTAGTTCCGGTGGCTTTCTTTGAGACTCTCAGGCGATCACCTGATAGGTACCCTGACGGGAATGCAACCTCATCGAGCATGGCGCGTTTTATTTTGCTCATGCCTTTTCCGGTTGCTACCGTGTTGATGGCCATTCGAATTGATTGGTTCGCTATCTTCGGAACTTGTTCTAGGTAGTCGCCTAGTTCTTTGGATCCGATGGTAACTATGTTGATAGGCATTATTGCGCCCTCACGACCTGCCAGATTACTTCTTCTGGGCCGACGATTGGCTCGCGGGCTTTGAGTAATAGTTTGGCTTCCTCGAATCCCACGGCGGTGACTGTAACCGAATCACCCTCATTCAATTCGATGCCTTTTGCTGCTAATTCGCTGCGCATGAAAATGATTCGCTCGACTCCCTCGATCATAGTCGAATAACCGCCATTATCCATATCGCCCACAAGGGCCTGTTTATTATGCCAGCGGATCGAGATATCTTCGTGGGAGTCGAGCGAATAGCTTTCGTAACGTGCGGCGATAGACAGGGATGCGTGAACATCCCTGCGAGCCTTTGCCTTTATTTCAGCAAAGCGGGAGACCATGACTAGACCTCGTCGTCCGAGTTGTCTTTAGCCGCGTTCTTCTTGTTGCCTTTCTCTTTAGCGGCGGCAGCGGCGGCGTCTTTAGCGTCCTGCTCTGCTTTGGCTTTCTGAGCGGCTTCCTGAGCGGCTTGGTTTTCCAGATCAACCTCTTGAACCGGACGGCCTAGTGCTTCGGGGTTTAAACGGTTTAATGTTTCCACTTCTTCGGCGGTGAAATCGAAGATCTCTCCGACTGTAGGAGTGACGCGACCGGTTGTGCGGTGCAGGATGACTGTCTGTAGTACTTTACGTTTTGGCATGGCTTAGTTTCCTCTAAAAGCAACCTGCGCTAGGCAGGTCACTTGTTTAATCGGTTTTGGTTATCTTACTAGCTTACGACATTACTGTCAGTAAGAAAGTTGCGTTAGGGTCGCCTGGAACCATCAGCGGTGCGCCTTGGGTCATCAGGTATTCGACGCTCGGGTCTTCTTGATCCCACATTTTCGGGAAGTACTCAAGCGCTTGGTATCCTGCGCTCTTATCAAGAATAGCACCGAAGCAACGTACGCCGTCGATTGCGCTTGAAATACCCATGACCGCTTTCTGGTTCATCAGGTAATGCTCTTGGTTCTTGCCATCGCGGTATTTCTGAGTATTAACCCAGATACGCATTTGGCCAGCGCCATTGATGCCTTGCAACACGCCCATATACTGAACGCCCTCAACATCATCCCATAAACGGGTGACTGAGCTCTCAGATCCACGGATATTCATATCCAGTAAACCGTCTTTGCCCCAAAGCTCTGCGCCGCCTTTCTCAACAAACTGTGCCCATGCATCACCGCCGAATACGTAATCGCGGATGACTGTTCCTGAGACAGACTTGTCGGAGACTAAACGCTGGCCTTGGCGCAGGTCGGCAATCATACCCATCAGGGTCGCACCGGATGCAGTCCAGTCAGTCGTCATGGTTAGCGCTGGGTCACGACCGAAGTCCACGCGCACTTCTGGGTAGTCTAGGTGCTCATCACCAGCCACGTCGACATAGCCGTACTGTGCTGCTTGAGCCGCCATCCATTCCCACGTGTTTTCGTGCATAGCGCGGTGTTTCATCAGCAAGAACGCGATAACGCGGTCACGACGCTGTGCTAAAGATAAAGAGCCTGTGCCTAACGCTTCACCCGGCTGACGAGGAATAATCAAGTTAGGATCGACAACGTGTTTCGGTTTAACGTATGCAGGTTTGAATGATTTGGTCGAGTAGCCCTCTTCCTTAATCACGCGGCCTTGTACGTTCGGTGCCACGAATGGCGCGATGCGAGTCACGTCCTGGAACACTTTATCAAACGCGATCATATCTTCTTGGAAGTTGATTTGACGCGGGAACCACTGTAGGAAGAACGCAGGCAACGTTTTAAGTTTGCTCTGTACTTCCAATAAGCGGTAAGTTGTGTATAGTCCTGCCATTTTCTGTTACTCCCTTAGTACAATTGGCCGATGTGGATTTGCGAGCGATCGAATGCCGCTTGACGTTTCTCTAATGTATCGAGAGACGCGTGCCACTTCAATGCTTCGCCATTAAAGATGCCGCCAAAGTAGTAAGGGCCTGTGCCGCCGCTTTTTACTGGTTGCGCTGAAATACCGATTGCCACTGCTTGCGGAGCGGGAACGGTTGGGTCTTCTGGTGTACCGGCACCAGTTGTCGCAGTCGGATCGTGTTTAACGAATGCGCCTGCTGCGTTTTTGGCGATTACCGTGTAGATCTCAACATCTTCGGCAAACAGACCGCCGTCAGTTAAGATCGGCGCTTCGCCTGCAAATAGGTGGAACGGTTCTGACGTACCTAAATCACCATTGCCAGCTAAATAGTTTGGGATAGCCGCTGCCATCATAGTTAACATAGACATTGTCTTATGCTCCTTTACTCATTTGATTACCGGCAACATGGCTCATTGCAGCCATCAGGCCATCTGGTTGAGCGTTGTTTTCAGCTTCTGCGCCTGCATCTGCGCCCGCTTCCGGGTGTTCTGCTGACGACATAACTGTGCCGAACGGGCTCGCTGCTGGTGCTGTTGGCGCTGCCGATGCTTCTGGCGCTGCCGGTGCGACTGCTGCGGGTGTATTTTCAGGTGACGCCGCTAGAATGCTTCCTGCTTCTTCTACGCCCATGGACGTATTGAATGCTAGGTGAGTTGCTAACGTCGTGCGGTTTTTCGCAGCATCACATCCGATGATACCAGAAATGCGGCTACGTTCTGCGGTCGCGGCTTCTTTCTTTGCCGTGTCCATTTCTTCTTGAGTAAAGCTCATGGCTAATGCTCCCGGTTGTTCGGAACTTGCTTCGGTTCCGTTTAGTAGTTCGGTGACGGCGGCGCTTGGTGTTGCCACTTCGTCTATCAGTCCTAACGCTTGTGCATCTTTCGCACTGTAACACTCTGCCTCTGTGTCGCGTACCACTTTCGGATCTAAGTTCCGATTTTCTGCCACTAAGTCTACAAACTCAGTACGCATTGTGTCTACACTTTCTTGCCACGATTTTCTAGCGCTCTCGCTGAGAGGTTCGAATGGGCTTCCATCGGTTTTGTGTTCGCCTGATTTGATTAGATTAATCTTAATTCCGATTTTGTCTAGCATTTCAGACATGTCGATATGCATCGCAACAACGCCGATACTACCAGCACCGCCCGACGGTGTCACTGCAATTTTACCTGCGGCGCTCGCCAATGCGTATGCAGCGGAGTAGCAATTGGAATCGACAACGGCTAAAGACGGCTTGTCTCCGCGTGTTTCGCGCATTTCTTTCGATAGCTCAAAACAGCCTGCTGCCTCGCCACCGTTTGAATTAACGTCGTAAATAATTGCTTTGACGTCTGGGTCGGCTAACGCGGCATTGCGCTGGCTTCGGATAAAATTGTATCCGGTGACGTAGCCGTAGTAATAACCACCAAAGCGGTTAATTAAGGTTCCGTGAATCGGGATAATCGCTAAACCGCCTGAAAATGCGAACGGTTTGTCTGCGCTAGGCTCGCCCATGCCGTATGCAGAACATAGGTCTTTGCGCATTTGTGATTCGGCTTTCTCATGATAATCATCATCATCGCAACTCATCATGTTTTGCACGTTAGTCACGAACGACGCATCATTCTCGCGTATCGCAATTGCAGTGCCACTCATTCTCTGAATGGCCATTGCGATGCTTGAAGTCACGTGGTTTTTCATTCTTTCGGATCCTCGTTTTCGTTGTCGCCTGCTCCGCCTTGTGAACCGCCTTGTGCTTCCGTGCCCTCAACCACTTTACCCGAGAAGTCTAGGCCAAGGCCTTTAATGATATTCTCTTCTCGCGCTCGTTGTTCGAACGTTTCACGGAAATCACCGCCCAGGCGTGCAATCTCAGCTTCGTATGTAGAAAGACCGTTTTTGATGCGCAGAATTGCGGCTTCGGTTTCTTTCTTCTCATCAATTTGGCCACGGCTAGCGCCAATCCATTCTGCATTACAAAGCGCATCACGCTTCATTGGGTCGTAGAAGTCTTGCCATGTGAAGCCGTTAGGCAATGGTACGTTTCCGGCGTTCACCTCTTCTTCTAGCCAAAGAGTGTAAATCATGGACGCAAATTTATCAGCAACTAATTTTTTACGGCTGCCCATGTATTTCCATGTTTCTGCCATCGATGCACGAGCTGAGCTGTAGTTCGTCTTTGTGTAATCGCGGCTAAACTGCTCGTACGAGAGACCGAGAGTGGCGGCAATATTTCTCAACAATGACTCTTCGTAATCGGTACCAACCCCGCCAGGCGTTCCGGCCGGTTGCATTTTCAGCTTAGTGCCAGGGAATAAATGCGGAATCTTGGTGCCGTCAATTGCGATGTTTTTAGAATTTCCGACATACTCTGCTAGGCTCTGCATGTAGTTCGTCAGGATATCGCCGAATGGGGTTTGCCCCATGCCCATTTGAGAGAAAACAACGTCGGTCGGCAACTCCGATTCAATCGATGCCGCGTACGTCGCATTTACGATAGCATTCTGCAAGGTGACTTCCTGAAACTTGCGCGTCATCTTCATTTGTTTCAATGCAGCGACCATTTCACTGATACCGCGAGTTTGCCCTGGGAGTAGCGCTTCGATGATATGAATCATGCGGCGACGGCCCCAGTCGAATGTCGCTTTCTGGTATTGCCACTTCCACTGATCGATATCGGTCGGATCCCCAGGGAAAGCGCTTCTGAGCCAATAGCCGATTGGCGCACCCATCTTGTCTAGCTGCACACCTGATCGCAGGGTCTTCGTGTCCATGATGTGATTCGGGTTTGACAGGCGATACGGCGATAACATCTGAATCGCTGTGCCGAATGGGCGTCGCTGCATTCTCGTACCGTCTGGCTGCAACCACTCACATGACGCAAAAACCTCGCCCGTCATCATGAACCCGCCAACGGCCAAACGAATCAAACCAGTAAACGTGTTCATGCGTCGTGCATCAAACCAGTTTTCCGGTGATTCGGCTGCCATGTTAAAACGTGCTTCGACGACTTTCTGAAACTCTTCGGCCCAACCCTCTTTCGCGCCCAACACTAAGGCGTTAGGTTTTGAATTGAGTTTGAATTGTGAGCCGACTACACTGTCACGGTGGATGGCCACGGCACCGTACGCATAGCCATCGTTTTGTACCGTGTCCTGAGAGCGAGCCAAAGCCATTGTTTGGTCTTGTGCGATCTGCTGGTCAGGTGAAATTATCGCGGGATTCCATCGGAACATTTCACGCGTCGTACGACTCGCCCCCTCTAACCCACCGCCGATTGCGTCGTTTTTCTGCGGTGACGCATCGATTACAGTCAATTCCGGCGTTGCTGCTTTCTTCCCGCTTGTTTTCTTGGCTGTCATTAGAATGTGAATCCTGCTGGTTTACCAGGCAACGGCATGAAAGCCGCGCATGGGTTTGGGTTGGCTAACGCATTTTGCAAACGCATGATATACGCTAATAGGCTTTGGCGGTTGGCTGCGGTGTACTCGACTCGCTCCCCGTTCTGGTCGACGACGACTCGTACGGATCCGCCAGTGTTTAGCTGGTGGTATGCATTTGTCGCGTCGTTTAGCATCTTCGTGTATAGCTCTCGGCATTCTGTGGGCGTCATCGCGGTTCTCCTATGCTAACGCTTCGGCAAATTTTTTGAAACTGTATGACGAATCGGGCGTTTCTTCAACTCTTTCCGCTTCGGGTATGATGATCGTCGTGTTCGTTTCCCAATCCGTTGCCCACGATGGCGGGTTTTCCCAATCTAGGCTTTCGATATTGAGCACTTGGCCACTGACGCAAATCCCCAACATGTAGTAAGCCAAATCCCATGTTTCGTTTCGAGCGTGTGTCGGGCACTCCCAGCCTTTCTCGGTTCTGTATTCCACGCATAGCTCTGAGTACACGCGGTCTGGGAACCAATTCGGCATGTGGTACATCCCTTTCCCAGGCTCTAAAACATCCAACCGGCCGTTTAGTGAGTCTTTCATCAGGTTGGAGTTTATCATTAAAACCGGAACGTCGCCTCTCGCAATTGCTTTTTTGTCGCGGCGGTTTGAATCCGGCAGTGCAACTCGGGTTCTTGGGTTGTTCGGTTTCGGGTCGCCTTTCACTAAGCAAAAACGCCCAGTCATGCCCTCTCTTCTCATCTTGCGGTAGAACTCGTACGCGTTGCTCGTTACCCCTGCCTCACCGCCGGAGTCACAACCGGTCATCTTAATTGGCATCAACCGGCCGGAGCCATCCGACAATTCGTACGTTTTATCCATGACGTTCTTTTTGATTAAATCCCAATCCTCTAAATACGCGCCTGGGTGTATTACCAGCGGATCGCCCTCTGCATCTAAGCGCTCTGATTTGACGATATCGAAACGGTCAATCAGATAGGTGTCGAACGGATAGCCAGGGCCAACGCCGTGTACGGATACTTCAAAGCTGTGCTTCTGTACGTCGACGGTGGCGATCAGGAATCGTACTCCCTCCGGTACCATTTGTTCTGGCCATACTTCTCCACGTGCTTTCAGTGCTTCGGGCAGGCGCACGGATTCCAACGATTTAGGGATGTACGGTTCGCCCATATCGTTATTCCAAAACTTCTTCAAAGCCTCTTCGGATAACGTTCTCTCATAGTCGTCGGTTGCATCTAGGTAGCTGAGCACCAGTTTTTGCCACGTGACAAATGCGGCTGCGGTACCGCGTAGCCAGAATGACGCGAACGATGACCTCATCGGAGTACCGACTAGCTGGCCAACTTCATTTACGCTGCATCCCTCGGGTACCCACATTCCCCATAAATTCATTTCGTATCTGTCAGCCGGATCGATTTCGCTACCGCAGCAAGGGCAAACCATTCGAGCGGTTTCGGCCTTTTCGAGGTTAGTCAGTTTGCGGCCGGTTTCTTTGCATTTCGTATCCCATTGCAACATGTTGAACATGCCCTCGAAATACGAGTCGCAGTGTGGGCATGGCCAATACCAGCGTCGTCTATCGCCACGGTTGTATAGCCCGACAATACCGTCGCAAGGCGGGGCCTCGTGCGGTGTTTTTCGAATCCAGTTTGGATCGGTGACTGGGCGCGATGGCGAGGATTCGGCTGCACACATTGCGAACGATCCAAATGTTGTCGTACGTTTCGATGCGAGGTCAAAGGCGTTACCGTCGCCCCCGATATCATCGTCGATACGGTCATAGTCCGTAATAATAATGCGGCCAACCGGTCGTCCGGCCAATTCTGTTACTGACGGATAGCTGAGTGTCAGGATGATCCCTGTAATGTAGTGTTTGTCGAACTTGTTATCTGCATCACGGCTTTTCATCAGCATTTTGCCGACTTCTTCACTGTGACGGTGCAAACGGTCTACACGTCGCATCGAGAAGTCACGTGCGGCAGTTGACGTCGGGCAGAACACCATCAGATCCATGGGGTCTACTTTGACCGAGTAAGCGATACTATTCAGGATAATGGCGTCGGTCTTACCTGACTGGGCGGGGCCTATGAATGCCATTTTGTCGTAATGGCGGCTGTTAATCATGTTCATCGGCTCAATCATGTATGGCGTGGTTGAGTTGAGCCAAGGCCCGACATATGCGCCGGGCTGGTTTACATAACGGTACTTAGCGGCTGACTCCGCCACGCTCATTCGCATTGGCGGTTTTAACTGGTCGGCTACCGATCGGATAATATGATTTATGCTTTTAAACTTCATCGTCGTCGTCCTCGGTGTCTTCCTCAAACGATTTAATCAAGGAGTTTGCCAAGTCAGTCAACATGCTATCCACGGATGATTGCACCACCGTTCGTTGTGCTTCGGTCAATCCGGCTTGTCGTGCTAGTGTGTCGGGGATTAACAGCATACCCATTCTGAGCACTTTAACCGCGTCGCCGAATTTCTCTATGACTTGTTCCGTAGACCATAGGTTTCCGGCTTTGATATCAAACTCTTGTTTTGCTCGCTGGCCTGCCCAGAATTCTTTTGATAGCTCTTTCGGCAGGTCTTTGAAGCTCATTCGGCGAATGTAGTTCTCAACGTCATAAAGAGGTTTAACCAAATACGGTGCCACCTCTTTAACTGAATAAATGTCATAACCGCCGCGCTTACCTATCGGGAATACGTCGATGATCTTCGGCGTTATGTCTCGTTTCTCCATGCCGAAGAGCTTTGATAGCTGGGTTATGTTTGCGCCCTGAAACAACATCGCTTCTGTTTCGACGTCGTTCGAATTAGAACGGCGGGTTCTAACCTCCGCCGCCGTTACTGTTTTCGTTCCTGCCGGTTTCTTTGCAACCGTCTTACTCTTCGTCATCCCAAACCTCATTCTTTTTGGTGGCTTTCTTCCGTTTCCTTATTCGGCCTTTAATCCGTTCTAAATGGTCGAAGAATGCCTCTTGTACGTCGCCTTTTGTGTTCAACGCTTCGATAACCGTACCATCTACCGTATCGACCAGCGCCCCTTTCGGGCTTCTAAGCATCGCTTTTAATTGATAAATTGTCACTGGATATTTCTGGCCTTGTCTGTCTAATCGGCCGTTAAACTGTAGAAAACGTTCCAGTGACCATGGGTTGTCAATATACACGATAACATGGCCGCCGTGTTGTAAGTTCAAACCGTGACCGGCTGACTGCGGGTGCGCGGCCAAGCGTCGTATCTTTCCTGCATTCCATTTCTTGATACATTTGCCCTCTGAGTCCATCACTTCGAGGTCTTTGTATCGTGCCTTTAGTGCGGCCAGTGTTGGTTTGAAATGATACGCAAGTAATACGTTTTTATCGGCCAGCACGGTGTCCAGTAATTCGTCCAGGGCATCAAACTTAGCATCATGCAGGTAATGATCATCTTTTTGTTTAATGACTTTATCATCGGCAGTAATCCCAACTATCTTAGTGTCGTATATAAAACCTGAGCAAATCTGTAGTAGTTTCGCTTGCAGGGATGCGGCTTGTTCGGCTTCAATCGTGATTGGCTCGTCTAAGTCGGGATCGAAGTCTTCTGGCATGACCTCGACTAAGCTGTCCTCTTCCAATTGCAAGTACTTCTCTGATACTTCTGGGCTTAATTCGACTGGCCATGGTACCAGCGTGCATTCTTTCATATCCAAGTAGTCACGTGCTTTCATGACCAAGCATATGTCGGCTATCTTGCGTATGATCTCATCTTCCGCGCCTGGGCGTAGTTTCCATTTGAAGTTGTAGCGGTTTTGGGTGAAGTAGTTTTCCTGATACGCACCGATTGTTTTCCCGAAACGCTCTCCCTCATCGAGCAGATATGTTTGGGCGAAAATCCCCATGTATCCCTCTGCGGCTGGGGTAGCTGTTAGTTGTACAATGCGTTTCATGTATTTTCGAACTCGTTTTAGCATTTTAAAACGCTGCGACGTGTGCGACTTGAACATACTCGACTCATCGATCACCACCGCATCGAATGGCCACTTGGTCTTATAATGCTCGACCAGCCATGCAATGTTATCCACGCTGACCGTGTAGAAATGGCAATCGGTCTTCAATGCGGCCAAGCGTTGTTTTGGGTTGCCCGCGATGACCGACATTTTGTAGAAGCACAAATGCCCCCACTCCTCGAATTCACTTGGCCAACCGGTGCATGCAACGCGTTTTGGGGCGACTATGAGCACCTTTTGTATGTTGTCATCGATTATCTCATCTAACATCGCTGTGGCGGCCATGACGGTCTTTCCCATGCCTAAATCTACGAACAAGGCGCACGCTTTGTTTGACTTGATAAACTCCACACCGTTTTCCTGATAGTCATGCATATCAGTTCGAGTGCGCTTCACGTTTTTCATGCAATGTTTTAATGCCTTACTCAAAGGCGATAAGGTATTTCTTAAAGTCTGCAAAATTATCCGTCCAAGTTACATTAGCGCCTTTCGCGCGCATTTGTTTATGCCGATACGCCTGTTGTACTGTTGGCTCTTTGCCTGGGCGCTTGAATTCCACGAAAAGTACTACGCCGTTGCGGATGAAAAGGCGATCCGGTACCGCCTTTTTTCCTGGGGCGGTGAACTTCGACACCCACCAGCCCCTGCCCTCCGCATACTCGCAGCATTCCTTTTCGACTTTCGATTCTCTGACGAGCTGCTCGGTCATTATCAATCCTTGCGGTAGAAGTAGCCCTCCCAGCCTGCCGCGCCTAACGGTAAGCCGGGTGCCCATGGTAATTTCGCTGCCATACACGCAATCAGGTCATCAACGCCGAGAGGGCTGTCCTCTTTGACTTCGGTGACGATTTCATCGTGGATATGCATAACGATAGTGAACTTTTTGCGGTGTGCTTTCTTCAAGCCCTCTGCTAGTACGTCTCGTGCCAATGCTTGTACGATGTTTTCCACCAGCTTCCCGCCGTGGCTGTATATCTTGCCCCATTTGTTCGTGCCATCGATTTTACCCTCGTACTGGAAATTCGATGTGGTGTACTTCTCGCCTTTACGTGGGCCTTGCTGCACGGTCATTTCTCTTTCGACAATACGCGGTCGGAAATAATACATGCGACGGCCTGACGGCAATTCGATTGTCAGGAATGGTTTCTCATAACGGATCGTCAGCATTTTCCATTTAACCGGCTGGCGGGTGCGGATTACCTTGAACACCGCGTTTTCTAACTCATACCATGACTGGACGATTTCAGGGCATAGCTCGCGGAACGCATCTACCGACTCTTTGGCTTCTTTCTGGCTCATGGTGACACCCATGTTTTCAGCGTAGCCCCATAGACCGGTTTTCTTGCCATCGTCGCCTAAGTGGCCGCCGCCTAAACGATAACCAGCTCCGAGGGTTGCGGGTTTGGCTTTTGAACGGTGAGGCTTCGTTTCTTCGTACGGGATTTTCAGCCAGTGTGCCGCAAACGAGCGGTACAAGTCGTGCCCTGCGGCTAGCGTATCGAGGAACCATTTGCATTCGGTCAGCCAGCCGATTACTACCGATTCAATCGATGATAAGTCGGCCACGACAAACTTATGCCCTGGCGTTGGTATGAATGCGGAACGAATGCAGCCGACAAGTGCGTCCATTGGCTCGCCGACATACAGCGTCAAGGCTTCTAGGTCGCGCTCATGGATCATTTTATTAACGATAATCAGGTCTGTTTCTGATTCGATTAATTTTGGCGTACGGGGTAAATTCTGCGGCTGAATACGACGACCTGCCCAGCGGTTTGTGCGGCTTGCCCCAGCGAATTGCATCGAGTAGCGGAATCTATCATCTTCCCCGCAGGCGTTTAGCATGGTTGTGTACTTGGCCAAGGAACTTTTAGCACTGTTTGAGCGCATGCGGAGAACTTCGACTGCATCCTCATCGATGCCGTTCTCTTTGGCTTCGTTGATTACCTTTTTCACGGTATCTGCGCGCAGGTCATCAAACGGGTAGCCTCGCTCCTGCAACCATGGAAGCAATTGTGTCGGGGAGTTTGGATTGCTCAAACCGGATATCTCGGCCATCGCTTCGATGATTTGCGGCTTGCGTTGTTCTGCCAGCTCGACGGCGGCACGAGCGAAATCGGTATCGATCATCACGCCTCGGTCGTTTATCACCTGATCCAGTGCGTACATTTCCCATTCGCTATCTAAAACGTGGTATTTCTTCAAACGGTTTAGAATGGCCATTTCGGTCACAACGTCTTGTTTGTTATAACCGCAAAAAGCCCAGTAGTCTTCTGGGTCTGTGGTTTCATCACGCCATCTGTGAGGCTGGTTCTTTGTGACTCGCTGGGGCATCGAGAATAGCTTGATTAAGCGGTCGCCCTCTGGGTCTTTCAGTTTGTCTTCTGGCAAGCCTAGCTGTTTTCCGATTAGTTTTAGATCGCCAGAAAAGCCCAGCATGTATGCCAGCGCCATTGTGCATCGCCATGATTTGTAGGGCGTCTTGATGTTGGCCACACGGCGGGTCATCACTCGCTCGAATTGTGCGTTAAATGCCCACTTCAATACTTGCGGATCTTCTAGCGCGTCGCGCAGTTCACCAGGCATTCTCGGGTGAGACAGGGCATCCCAGTGTTGTACTTCTCCGCCATTTACGGCCCATGCGCACATCAGTATTTCAGTATCGCTGCCCTTGCTGTATCGGTCAAACCCTGCTGTTTTCAGGTTAACCGAGCTTCGTGATTCATAGTCTAAGTTTATGTGGTCTGCCACGTTTATCCCCTCTTATTAAAAAACCCGCACTAGGCGGGTTCTGTTTTACCGCCGGTTAGGCGTTATACTTCATCGTCGTTGTCGTCATCTTCCCAGTCGTCGTCATCCTCCCACGCATCCGATGTATCGATACGGCCCTCGCCGAACGGCTCATCGTCTTTACGTTTCAGTACGGAAACCAGATTGGCGTTAATGCGTTTGCCATAGCTGTTTTCTTGTGACCAAGGTCGAATAACTACTGACACCCAGCAACCGCCATACAGCTCGTCGCGGATTTCTTGCTCGTTTGTCAGCTCTTCACGTTCGATGTTGTAGATATCAGGGCGTTTACTCTCACGTGCCGAGATTACCCACATTCCCTCACACTCGGGTTTATCAGGGAAGTCCACATCACCGTCTTTGATAAACAGCATCGATGGTGCGACTTTTAAAGGGCCTGTTTTGTGTTCGCGCTTAGTGACTTCGATTCGATCACGAATGATCTTTTCGATTTCCTTATGCGAGTGCTTCGGTACCAGCAATGTCAGCGAGTATTTCGGTTCGCTCTTGCCGTCGTCGCCGCCGTAGGGTTTGTCCAAGTGCGGATATGACGCACGAACGTTAGAAATTTTGATGTGGCCTGATTTATACAGAACACCATTCTTTACTTTTTTCGCTGGTACGAGTCTTTCGGCCATTTTTTCTTTCCTCAATTTACGGTTTTACTGGATTACTTGTTTTACGGTTTTACACTTCGTCGTCGTCATCGTCTTCGTCGTCAAAAGCGCCTGAGTATTTACCGCTTATTGGCGGTCGTTTATCAGTCAGAGGGGCCAAGGTTGGTTTTCCCTCTGGCTTTATGACTACGGTTTCGAGTACTTTCGGTGCGCCTGCTCGGGATACTCCAAGCTCTTCTCGTATAATGTCTTCCAACTGTGTCGGGGAGAGCATTTTACGAATTATGTACTTCTCTTCGGGTACGCCTAGAAACTCTAAAAGCTCTTTCGCCTCAGCTTCTGAGCGGAACCGACGATTCGTACGCGATTCAACTAATTTCTGGCCAGGTATTTCCTCGCCCTTTAATGCTCGTGCTTCGAGTTCAAAGTCGAGTCGGGCAAACCAGTTTTCGACTATCTTACGATACGGCAGTATTTTTGCCATTTCTTTCGTCGATAGCTGGCCAATATTAGCCCGTCTCATCTTGTACTCTTGTGCCAGTGCATCACGTAATACCGACATTTCATACCCTCCGAACTCTGACTCAAGGAATTCCGTGTCGCCGCCGATTGCACATTCCATCACGTAGGCCAGTGCAGGGCAGTTGTGAGCCGCTAGACAAAAACGACAACCTTTTACAGTTGCCTTTCGAGGTGCATCGATTGACCATGCTGCCTCTGCTCGTTCTCTAACGTACTCCACGAAATCAAGTAGTTCATCTATTGTTACTCGCCATTCATCGAAGTGATCAAGTCTTGGCTGTGCAATTCGAATTACCACTTCATCAAATTCATGCTTTTCGCGGTGAACCAAGTATGCCCCGTATGCGTATAACAATGCTTGTGGGTTGCCCTCTGCGAAAACCTGAACGCCTTTGCCGTATTTTAAATCCGTGACTATAAGCGTTCTTTCTTGAATTATGATGTTATCTGCGGTACCGCCCTGTGGTACAAACGGTATTGCAGGTTTGTCAGGTTCATCAGGATTGGCTCTCGGCATGAGATCCGTGAAATAAACCTTTGTTTCAGTGAACATTTCACCATCTTCGAATCGACACCAATCGACGTACGACTGTATATAGTCAATCATCGAACGGGTAATCGGAATCTCATGGGTAACGCCGTTTTCAGTTAACGTTTGGACGGTTCCGACCAAGTGCAGCGGCCTTACGTCCGTTCGTAACCAATCTTCGGCTATTGCATGAGCGATTGTTCCCTCTGCCGCTTCGTAACTGGTTATGTCCTCTTCAAACAGATTGGCTATCAGGCTATACGCACATTCTAGCCACCTGGCCGAACCTGACGGGGAGAATATTGAATGCCCGCCACCGCCAAATTCTTCCATCACACGAGTTAGGAAAGACTTTTTAACTTCTCCCATGCTCGTTCTAGCGCCTCTTTGTATGTCGTTTCCGACGTATTTTTCAGCTTTTTGGCTGCTGCATACCGGCCTGCCGCTTTGTAATTATTCTTGTTTTCAGAGTCGCGCGTTAACGCCACGTCTTTCCAAGGTAAATTACAAACTTTAAAGCCGCTTTCAGCATGAGTAACAACCAAACACGTTTCGTTTTTACCGAGTGCGGTAGTTACTTTGAGAACGACATTCGTTTTGCCTATCATGTAGTTAAACGTTGCCCAGTCGCGTACTTGTATTTCCGCTCCCTCTTCGTTAACTACTTTGGTGAATGTATTTATCAAAATAACTCTCCTTTGAGAAAAACCGCCCCCGAGGGAGCGGCTTATTGTGGGGCTAAGGCTTAGATATCGTCGTCGTCATCGCCTTCGTCGTTTTCTTTTTCAGCCAGCTTAGCGTTACACATTTCAACGATAGCGTCGAATTGGTCTTCTTTCGCTTCCGCTACTTTCTTCAATTTAAAGCTAGCGGTGATTTTCTTAGCTTCTGGCGCGCCAAATGCATCTTTAACCGCGACAACTGCTGCAACAACTTCGTCTTTAGTGTGCTTAGGTTTAGCCGGTGCATCTTCTTTTTTAGCTTTAGAAGTCTTGCCGGTTGTTGTTTCTTTAGTTTCGGTTTTAGCACCCGCAGAAACTGAACCGCCGTTAGCGAGGATTGCTTCTAACAGTTCGTTTGTTTTAGTTTGTGCCGCTAACAGTTGTTCAAAAATACCTGACATAATATTTACCTCGTTGATTAAGTGATTTGTTTTCGTCTTGTGTTTCGACGAGGAGAAGTATCACCCATTTCGATTTTCGTGTCAACACTATTTTTAAATTATTTTACTTTCCGGCCGCAACTCTATGGTTTACCGGCACTAACGTTGCTTTGTGGCCGACGTAACGCCGTCATGGTACCGAAGCAACACTCTATTGACGTAATTTTTTATCAGGTGTACTATCTGCCAACTTATCACACGCGCACATGCGAGGTTTTATTATGCGTTTTCCTAAATGGGCCCTTACTTCGGCCTTGAATAAATCGAAGTATCTTTTATCCCTGGCCGCTATGGAAATAGGCCCGAATGCGACTATGTCTGACTTGGCTCACAAATCCGGTCTTTCATATCACACTCTGCTATGGGCGTATAACAATCGTGTGACTCCGCCTGTCGCTGAGAAAATTTGTGCGGCCGTTCCTGATCTCAATATTAAACGCCACTGGCTTACTAACCCTGATTGGATCGAAATTGATTCAGCTACGGGAGAAATCAAAGAATGAATTACTGGAAAGAGATCGGGTTAGGGCTTTGGGAGAACGGCTATACCGTTATTCCAATTTATGCCCATGACTCTGAAAAAGATGGTGCGGGCAAACGCCCTATAGGCAAAGACTGGGAAAAGACCATCAACTCAAAAGAAGAAATTGAGGAATGGGCTCGACGTTTCAAGAATAACGGCATTGGTATTCTAACTAAACACACGCCTGCCGTTGATATCGATATCTATGACAAAGACGCTTCCGACTATATGTCGGCTTGGGTTGAAGAAAACCTGGGGTTTGCGCCGTGTCGTATCGGTCGTGATCCTAAAAAACTATTTCTTTTTCGTACGGATGAGCCTTTTACTAAGGTTAAATCTGGTGTTTGGGAAGATGATTTCGGCGAAAAACATGCGGTTGAAGTGCTGGCGGATGGTCAACAATTCGTCGCTTATGGTATTCACCCTGAAACCAAGAAAGAATATCGCTGGGTTGGCCATGATAACCCTACGAATTCAGCGGCGGAGTTAGATTTAGAAACCATCACGTTAGACCAGGCTCGTTCCGTGGCTGCGGAGTTCGACCGCTATGCGAAAGAGCAAGGTTGGACGATGACGCGCAGGCCGATTAATGGTAGCGACTCTGCCGACTTAGCGGATGATGACGATTGGGCTTCGATGGCGGATATCCAGAAATGGGATGGCTCGTACGACGATTTGCGCGATATCGTCATGAAATATCCGAACCCAGAGGATTACCATAGTTGGATTACAGTACTTGCAGCGCTTCAAGTTTCATGTCGTGACCGTGAAGAGGCTAAAGAAATAGCCAATGATTGGTCAAAACAGGCATCTAACTATGACGAAGACGCTTTCGAGGCTAAATGGGAAGAGGGCTTTCACCACACTGCGGGTAAACTCGTAACGCTAGGTACGATCATTAAAACAGTTCGTGATCTTGAAGCCGAAGAAGCCGAAGAGAAGAGGCTTGAGTTTAAAGAGGGTTTCGAAAGTTGCTCTACCTATGACGAGTGGACGACTTGGGCCAAAGACTTCAAGAAAGTCGCTATTTTCGGGCATGATAGAAAGATGATTGTTAATATCGCGTCCAAAAAATACCACCAATTATTCGGCGATAAGCTCGACTTAGCCTCTAAAAAGCAGTTATTAGGCTTCGATAACACCACCAGAGAGTCACCAAGTTGGCTTAGAAGCTATGTTTTCTCGGAATCAAATGACTGTTTTATCAACCGTAAAACGCACGATTACATCACAAAAGGCGCTTTCGACACGGCAAATGCGACTAGAAGTATTGTTGGCGACGATAAATACAAGGCAACCCAGTTCGCTTCTGAGATTTACCCTGTGCCCGTAGTGCATGACGGCATGTATTACCCTGCAATGCACGGTGATTTAGAGGGTTCTATGTGGAAAATGGTAGACGGTTTGCCTGGAACTGACTTTTTCTATGACTATCAAGGTCGTTTGTGGTTGAACACGTTTGATCCTGACTCGATACCTGCGCCTGCCGAGGAATTATCTAAATACGATAAGAAAGCGATTGAGATAATTAAGGATTTCTTCGTTGTTCTATTCCCTAACGACAAAGAACGTCAGTACGTAATGGATTGGATGGCTTGGGTAATACAAAATCCAACCAAACGCATTAACTACTCGTTATTAATCCGTGGTGCCCATGGTTCCGGTAAAACAACGCTTGGTGTTTTGATGAGTAGCATGCTTGGGCGTGCTAATGTCGGATATGTATCAAACACCGTAATGAATGGCCGTTTCTCTGAATGGGCTGAGGGGCATATCCTCAAGATTGTCGAGGAAATTTACGACAAAGGAGACCGGTATAGCGCGGTTGAGCGCCAGAAAGAGTTCATCACGAATGACCGCTTCATGGTTGAGCCGAAAGGGCGTAAAGCGAAAGAGGTTGTGAACACGAGTAGCAAAATGATGTTTACTAACCACTTCAACGCATTGCCACTGGATGAAAACCAGCGTCGTTATTTAGTGGTTTCCACTCAAGCGGAGAATCACTTAGATATGGAGCGCGTATATGGTACGGCTGCGGAAAGATCTCGTTTCTTCAAAGATGTATACCGTGCGATAGAAAACCATGCGCCTGCCATTAAACGTTTCTTCATGGATTGGGATATCGACGTTAAGTTTGACCACAAAGGGCATGCTCCGCAGGATACTGAGGCATTCGCGGTTATGGCAGATGCATCGGATGACGGTATCGCGGGAACTATCTCTCAAATGCTTCTCGATGGAACGGCAAAAGGCGTCAATCAGAACATTATTTTCGTACCTCATTTGCGCGATGTTTTGATGGAATCTTCTGACGGAGAAATACCTAAAACTAACCGCCTTAAAAACCTATTAATGGAGCTCGGATTTAAGCCTGGTGGTCTACTTAAATTTGAGGGTGAAGCGGGTCGAGTTTATGTGAGAAAAAGAGTGCGTGGTGCGTTCGATGATTCGGGCAAATTGAACTCGAAATGGGCCCAAGAAACGTTGAAAAAGCACAACGCTATAATCGAGAAAAATTCATCAGATAAACCGTCACCTTTTGATGACGAAGACGTGTAATTTTATCATTTTTTAAAAGTAGGTCGGTAAATCCGGCCTTTTTTATTGCAATTTTTCCATCAAAAACGCATTTCCTTTCATACACACGCCGCGTATACACTTGAGTACTTTTTGTTCGATTACAAATTTCCATTGAAAAGGTAACAAAAAAAGGTAACTAACCGCATATGGGTCAAACCGTTGGGAGAGTAAGGCTAGGAGTGCGTTTTTAAAAAGGTAACAAATCGCAACGAATCGGATCCCTATATGATGTAACGTTATGTGACATGACATTATTTACCCTTTATATATCTATCTATTTATTATTTTTATCTAGTATTTATATATTTATTTGTTACTTGTTACCTTTTTAAAGATAATAGTAAGTAAAACAGTGAGTTATGAAAAAGTAACAAAGCGATTTTCTTGTTACCCGTTTGTAACTTGTTACCTCCTACGGCTGCAATGGCCATCGAGCATCACCAGATCCCCACCAGCAATGGTAATAAAATCAAACGGTTGCGGGGCTAAATGAGGTCTTACCTCCCCTCCTGGGCAACACCAAAAACCGCTATGGGAATTCCCATGACGGGCATTTTACCTACGGTACGCGAAATAAAAACGTTGTAAGTTATTGATTTTTAAAGGCGGGGCTAAGAGGGATCTGGCTCATCCTCCCCTCTCGCGGCTCTCCGCAC